CGTCCGGAGGACCGGAGGACCGGACGTCCGGAGGACCGGAGGACCGGACGTCCGGAGGACCGTAGCTACCAGGAAGGAAACAACCTAATAAGTAACGCACTATACAATTGAACAGTTTTTACTATTCTGTTCTAGTTTCGCGCTTTCCTTGCAACTATTGTACCAAAATACTAGGAAAATATCAAGATAATTCGGCGCATAAAAAAACAACCTATTTTTTAGGATAGGTTGTTCAAAGAATTCTGGAAAAGACTATTTTTTAGAATAATCTTGAAGGCGTATCTTTAAGCTTGGCTATATCATCAAAATATTTTGATATTTTGGCCAGTATTACTGGCCATTTATCTTTATTGCTTGCAAGGTAGCCATGGTAGTTCTCCGGAGTAAGCATGCTCCAAGATACTCCAGAACGCACCCAAGCGCGCAAACTATCGGCAAACTCAGCATACGATATTGCATCATCTAAGGTTAGGCACTGCGCGAATAGTCTTAACTCTACTCTACTTTTATCAGTCAAATTGACCGCACTCGAACGATAGGTTCTACTCTCGAACATCCTTAATCTTCGCGCGCAATAGCCATTTTGCGATCTATTGGCTATCATATCAATGAAATTGATATGCTTGGAATTGTTTACGAACGAATGAATTTTACCTATTTCATAGGCTTTCAGTGTGGAACGGTCAATACTAACGTGAGTCCCTGCGTTATCTGTATGGTCAAGGTTATCCAATATCGTCCAGAGTTTAGTTAATTTGTCGCGCAGTCTATCTAATGGCATGCGCGCAGACTGGATTTCAAGCCCCGTATCGGAGTCTAAGCTACCATCACGCTCAAAACAGAATGATCGGTTATAGTCAGCTGATATAGCTTCGATAATGTCATCCCTATCATCCGATTCTATCTCAATTTCAATACCTAACCATTGGGATTGCTGGCCATGATGTTTTAACTCCTTCCACGCTTCTCTACCATAAGCTGGTATTGATGCATTATTGCGCGCGCGCGAATTGGAACATGACGTACAATGCTGGCCAAAATCGCCAAAACTACCCAAATCATCGTCAGAACAGACTTCCCCGCAATCGTCGCAACTAAAATAACCATCACCATTACATAAGCATGATTGGCATATATGACCTCCACCGGAGACAGCAATATGATTGTCGTCATGGTGTCTATCTCCGCAAGAGTCACAGTTAAAACTATGTCGTTCGGCGCAGCGTTCACAGTAAGACTCAGAACTATGTCGCCTATAATGGGACTCATGCGCGTCAACATAAACCTCAACTGCATCATCATTTTCAATGATATCGTCACAAGATGAGCAAGTCGAAAAATGATTGTCTATACAATGAGGACACACACGCTGCTCATTAACCTCCGTTAGATCGTCTGACGGATAATGCTCACCGCAATAGTCACAAGGCACGATATCGTTATCGGCCAGATATCCATCAATGCAAAACGCGCAGACGGAAGAAACATCATGATGGCTATTGACGAAAAGACTATGATTGAACGAAAAATTGTATCGTTCCACCGAACAGGCCGAACATACGATTGAACACATAGCTAAGACTCCGTAGTGACGTAGAGTAGAGAAGAGAAGAGAAGAGAAGAGAAGAGAAGAGAACGGAAGCAGATTAAGAATCTTCAGAGACTAAAACGGAACAATCATCACAATAGTGGAAGCTCCAAAGATGTCCGCCTATTGCCCTATCAAATACTTGCCATTCGTCGATATAAGACCAACAACTCGCGCATCTTTTTAAGTTTAATGACGCAACGTAGTCTCTGACACAACCACAACAAACGTCAGTAAGCTTATGTCGTATTTTGTCGAGACATTCAAACTCATGACGATATTTGCTTGTACGTTTTTTGAGCTTGCAAGAGGCACACTTCTTAATCGTCTCTTTGATCGGCATGGTGACTCCAAAAAAAATGGGAGTCTTTTTAGACTCCCAATGGGAAGGAAGGAATGAAGGAAGACAGATTAGTCTACTGTCAACATAACGGCGCATTTAAGGCAAAAATCATCCTCTCCAGTTACACTTTCTGGGCTTTCTACGGTCACCCACTCCGTTGTCTCCATTTTGCAGTAAGTGCAAGGTAGCATTCTGTTGCGCATTAGATAGTCTTCTATGCAATTTCGGCAAACCTTAGATAGGTCACGCGCCTCTTCATTTGACTGTTTGCCATGGTCGAAAAACGAGAGATATTTGAGATCAGAGCAGCATTGGCATCTTTTGAGCGGCGGAACGTAGACACCGTCGATCATGGTAAATACTCCGGAAAAAGAGAGAAGGAAGTCGGTAACGTCATACATACTATAGTCTAATTTCTGAGGTAGTCAATACCATGCTCTCATTTTGTTTCCAGTTTGTTCCCGTTTTGTTTCCAAGCCTAGATATTATGTAGGCGCGCGTAGCAATAAGCATGCCAATGCATACAAAATACCAAAAAATTGCCGAAAAATTACCTAAAACTCTAGACCCTAAAATCGCCCAGAATCGACGATTGAACCATGGGTGGATAGATTCTACCTCTTTTCCTAGACAATCGATTCTAGGGCACTTTACGGCCACTACACGAAATATCGAATATTGTTTATGCCGGAAAAATGGTTCCATGGTACGTTATAGAATAGACCTATTTTTTCGCCAATAGTCAAACGATAGTAAAATTAAACAATATTGCGCATGATCGACCTAGTATTGGTTATCCTAGTACTACTACAAGCATAGTATCTAATTTCCTAATACTAGGAATACGATACCATACTATAACGATAGGGATAGTATGGATTAAAACTAGATAATACGATCCGATTATCCAATTATAGCCAATAGGTAAGTAAAGCTTTATATAAGCAATTACCTATCAAACATAGTGGCATAACGTACACTAACGGACAATAGGTATACGATAGTACAGGTAAGACACAAGACTCAAGACACAAGAGGAGAGACACAAGGATACAAGAGATACAAGACTCAAGACTCAAGAGACACAAGGATGCAAGATACAAGAGATACAAGGATACAAGAGGAGAGACACAAGGATACAAGGATAGTGGTAGTGATAGTGGTAGAATTGTTTAACATCATGACGATTAAAATAAGACAATATTGTCCTGTTTTCAGAAAATTACTCTCGGCCTCCATGGCCTCCATGGCCTCCATGGCCTCCGGTCCTCCATGGCCTCCATGGCCTCCATGGCCTCCGGTCTTCTCGGCCTCCGGTCCTCCATGGCCTCCGGTCTTCTCGGCCTCCGGTCTTCCTGTACTCTCGGCCTCCGGTCCTCCGGTCTTCTCGGCCTCCGGTCTTCCTGTACTCTCGGCCTCCGGTCCTTATTCGCCTATTTTCTAGTGCGATTAAGCAACCTACTATCGACGGATTGCAGATTGATTACGATTCTGGGGATAGTCCCCGCCCCCCCTACCATCGGCAATGGCGCGCCATGCCATGGGGGCGGCGTAGTCTCCCCTCCGCGATAGCAGGTAAAGTGAAATCTGCAATGGTCTTTGGTAGTATGTACTAAACGTATGTACCGTTTTTGGCGACTCGGTAGTAAAGAGCGTGCTGTATATTGGCATGCTCTTATGCGGTCGCTGTGGCTCTGTAGCGAGCCTTAAGGATGCGTACTGGCTATTAGGACGGGTACGCCTTAGGTGGCCTTGTAGGGGCTTTATTGACCTTGTGGGACATCGTATCCGAGTTCGGTCATCTTGGTGGACAGATCGATAGCTCCATCTTGGTTGACGGAGTAGACTCTTCCGACATGTCGGTTGAATGATACGTTGCCTGTGAGCTTGACCCAGACCTGTCCTTTGTCGAGCAGGTCGCTGAGAGTCTTTGTTGCTTGTGTTGCCTTTTGTTTGTTTGGTCCGCTGAGTTCGGGTGCGTTGAACGACTCGAAGCGTACCCAGGCGTCTACGGAGACCCCGGCTTCGAGGTTGATGCGGAAGAGTGCGGTATCGCCGTCATGGATACGGATGACGGTTGCCTTGTGTGCCGGGTGCGGATCGAACTCGGGGGTGTCTGGTGGCATCGAGGCCGATACGGGCGATGGCGTGATTTGTTGGTTGGGCTTATCTTGGGGACCGAATACGATTACGAGGATCAAGATCACCGAGACAAGGCATACCAGAAACAGGGCAGGGGCCTTCAGGTGATCGGTGAAACGAGCGCGGTCGGTGGCATCCATTGTTTGCCTTTATTTGAGTTGTGAAATTGCGGACTTTTCCTAGCATTATAGGCTAATCCCCTATCCAGAAAAAAAGGACTTTTGTGTCCACAATGGTCTTTTGTTACTATTTTGTTTCCAGGGTATTGCCAAGTTCGTGCCGCTCTATTAGTATGGGTTCGAGTTAAACGGTTCTGTCAGTTGCTTTTATTGGACTGGAGTGAGAGATGCTTACAAACGAAGAAGACGAGTCCAAGAACGTGTGCGATAACTGCGGTGACGAGATGACTCTTCTTGAATCAGAAGAGGGCGGCACAACTTGCGAAGAGTGTGTTGTCTTGATGTGCAGTGACGAACAAGACTACGACGATGAAGACGACTACGAAGATGACGATGAAGACGACGACGATGACTATGAAGACTACGATGATGAAGATGAAGACGACGAAGACGAAGATGACGACATGGAAATGTGCGACGACTGCGGGCATAGCCTCTGGACGTGCAACTGCACATGGGCAATCTCTGATCGATTGGAGCCTGTGCTAAATGGGTGACGACTACGAAGAGGAGACCAAAGAGAACGCAACGGCCATGTATCTTCAGTCGTGGCAATTCGTTGCCATTGTCTGGATAACAATGATTAGTTGTTCTTACGGTGTTCTCAGCATCTACTCTTGGGCGTCAGGCTCGGAGTCGCCGCCAAGCATATTCCAGGCGTTCGCCCTGATCTGCGTTGTCATGATGTTGCTCGACGTTAAGGAAGAGATCGAAAAGATCTTGGCCCCTAACGAGAGATAGTCGCCAAAAAGGTCTCCGCGCGGAGACCTTTGCAGATCTGAGCCAGGGTATGGACGCAGCGTTCGTTTAAACGAACGTAAATGGGCCTTCCTGCGACTTTGGAGGCTGTCGCCTCCTTATCATCGGGTTGAGCTTGGAGCCTCTTAAATCGAAGATTTGGGGCTTGCGTAAATTTTGAGACGATCAAAGAAACGGTCTCCGCGCTTTTGTGGAGACCGTTTGTAAGTCGAGAGGCTGAAAAGTGATGTCACGTGAATGCAATGATAGGTGCCAATGTTCCGTATGCAAAGAACTTGACATTGTAGAATTAGAGGCTGAGAACACAAGACTCAAATGGGAAGCAGAAAGGCTGCGAGAAGAGAATCGCAAACTTAGAGATGCATGGCCAGAAAGCAAGACAATTAAAGAGTGGTCTTCCGTTGAGAATTCCATTTACGTCACAACGATAGGCAACTTTTTTTCTTACCCTGATTGCCGGTTGTATGGCACTTGGGATGAAGCGGTTAATGCAGCAGCAGAGATTACTCCAAGCAAAGAAGAGGCGGGAATATCGAGCGTAGCCGATAAGCTTCGAGAAGAATTGGTCGCTGCACATAAAGAAATAGGACTTGTCCGCCAAAGCGCAGGGCAACTCATACTTTATGTGGCGTTGGCACGTTTGGATATGAATGACATGCGTGAGGACATAAGCAACATGTACAACGAAAACAAGGAACTTGCTGCAAGGTGTGAGCGTCTTGAGACTGAAAACAAAATTCTTAGGGATGCATTCGAGTGCGTTGGCTAAAACTGAGAAGGGCATGCAATGCTTGGAACAAGTGCGGTGCGAGACGCGATGAGTACGATGGAAGGCGTTTGTCGGAGTTCTGGAACAGGAGAATCTCTTGACGTTATTCGTCGATACATTGAAAAGCTTGAGTCTGAGTCTTTTGACGCAAGAGACGAAATTGCTGAGATGGACTCGGTTTTAGAGTCCATTGCATCGTGTCTTGCAAGTAGTGCAGACGGGACGACCAGTCAAGCGAGATGCATATTGGACAATTGGCGTCTCAATAATGCATTCTGGAAGTCAAGTACGCCTAAGCCGTGATTCAGTCTATAGTCACGACTCATGAGAGAACCTGGACAGTCATCACTCCGAACAATGAGAGGCAAAAGCATGACCGGCGATAAGGGTATGACCCTCGAACAAGTCTACAAGAAACTTTGCGTTTACGACAAGCGAAGCCCTTATTGTTTGGAATGGTCGTGTGATTTTGGGGCAAACCAAAAACCCAGAGATGGGTGTTTCTGCGACAATTGCTCCCAGGGGCGTGATCGATTGGCTTTGGAGATATTGCGACTAAAAGAACTTGTAGAAGAAAAAGAGCGACGACTTCTATGCGTCGATGCAGACAAGGCACTCCGCCAACGTGCCGAGCGTGCGGAAGCCGCACCGCAATGGAGGCCGATAGAGACGGCACCAAGGGACGGGACCGAAGTTTTGACTTGCAATCAGGATAGACACATCTATTTAGATTGGCGTGACGACACTTCAAATTTTCCATTCAACCGAAAATGGTATGGCAATCCAACTCACTGGATGCCGCTACCGCTAGCACAAGCCGCCGATGCGGCAGAGGACAAGTGATGACTCACGAGTACGATCGAACGTGTTATTGCTCTACATGCCAAGACACGGAAATCGCAGGGCTTAAGGCCGAGATTGACGCACTTCGCCAGCGTGCTAATCATGCGGAGGTGGCAATAGATTTATACGCGCGATCCTGCGGATGGGACACGCACTGCGAATATTGGGTTCTGCCTCACGGTAAAGTCAAAGTCCAGATTTGGCCAGGTCAATTTTACTATTTCCAGACAGACATTGGTCTGGCCGTGATTGCAATTCGAGCCAGACAAGCCGCCGATGCGGCAAAGGAGGAATGATGAGTGATTTTCGACACTCGGTAGGTGCCAAAAATTCAGAAACCTACATGCCGGTTTATTACTCGTGCCCGCATGGTCGAGCAGCTCAAATTGGAATTGGCTTCAAATGTGAAATCTGCAGTTTGGCAGCGGAAAACAAAGCGTTGAAACATCTACTTAGAAGAGTTTTCGACATTGTTTTTCAAAACGAGTCGGGACTTTATCGGATTGCCAAACTCAAAGCCTTACTGCAAGAAGATGCTAAAGAGGGGGAATCATGGGTGATTACTGTTGGGAATGCGGAATGCCTGAGTACAACCCGGAAAAATCTCGGGGAACGCATCTCCCAGTATGCGAGCGAGGTCAATTGATTTCAGGACTTGCTGCGGCACGCGATGAGATCACCGCACTCCGCCAACGTGCCGAGCGTGCGGAGAATGAACTCGCAGTAACAAACGACATTATTCATCGTGTGGATGAGCTTCTTCGGCGTCATGAAATCGAATTCCCTGATGTGCGGGAAGAATTAAACAGGTGGTATGACGAACCACCAACCGCCGATGCGGCAGAGGGGGAGTGATGAGCGTTTGTTTTACAGGCAAATTGGTTAAAACTCGCAAGCCACATCGATGCTTTGGTTGTGCAAAGACCTATCCCGCAGCATCGTTGCTACACTATAGCTCGGGCGTCAACGAGGACGGAATGTGGTCAACGTACTTTTGCCAAGTCTGCAAAGACATTTGGGACGCCATGCATAAAGAAGATCCTTTCGCATACGAATCCATCTTTGAAGGCGATTTGTTTTCTGAATGCCCTGAAGAGTGGCTATCCGTACAAGCCAGGCTCGCGTCCAATTGTTCAAAAGACGAGAACAATCGTGACTCGTAAGATTTGAGGTCAATCCAAATGTCACAAGATGAGCAAGTCGCAATAATAAAATGTTTTGAGTGTGGACACAACAAAGACATTCAGCATCATCACGTTGTGCCAAAATCGAGGGGAGGCAAAACAACTTTACCTCTTTGCTCTTCCTGCCATAGCCTTGTCCACAACAAAAAAATGACGAGCGTTTCTTTCTTAACTAAGCAAGCCTTGGGACTGAGGAAAGCGAACCGTCAAAGAGCAGGCCAAATTCCTTTTGGTTATCGGTTGAGTGAAGACAGAAAAACGCTGATTCCAGATCATGCAATGAGTCAACCGATTGAGAGTGTTCGAGCTTTGCGAGAAAGCGGACATACGATCCGCAAGATCGTTGAGATAATGAACGCATCTCAGGGCTTGTCTGCCGAACCTCGAAAATGGCACATTTCAACCGTGCAAAAAGCCATAGCGTTTTACTCCTAAAATCATTTCGTTTGAATGTGACAATAGGCGGAGGAGCGAAACATTATTACTTTCGACTTAGTGATGTCTTGGGGGCCTTGCTACCATTCAGAGAGAATACAAAGAATATTTGGAAACAGGAAGTCGTTCGAGGTCCACGAACTTTTTGATATCGCAATCCCCGCACATGATCGTCTTTGGGTTCTCTTGAGAGAAGAATGCGTCGAGCCAAACATACTGCATGAATTTGCTTGCATTGTCGCAGAAATGTCGCTCAACGCCTGGAATAATCCAGATCCAAGAGGTTCGCTTGCCTTGGATAGCAAGAAAAAATGGATGGCTGGTGAAATCGACACTGTGAAATTGGTGTCGGATTGCAGTTCTGTATGGGATTACGCAAGACACTACGGGTCAAACGCAGCGTGGGCGGCAGCGTGGGCGACAGAATTTAACCCTCAGTCCTGTTCTAGGAACGTAAGCCAATACGGCTTCTCTTATCCGAACACAAGACCACAGGACCAGATAGAGATTTTGCGAAAACTTCTTGATAATCAGAAGCTTGGCATGGCCGATGGTTGACATATAATTTGAGGGAATTGTCCATTTTTTGGATTAAATTTTTTTATAGCAAGATAACAGCAAGACAAATGAGAAGCATGGCAATAAATATCTTGATTGAAATGAACATTATGGTAACATTGAATTAAACCAAAGGGATTGATTTAGACTAGCTGGGAATCTTTATCCCGGAAAGCAATTTCCTGGATTTTTGAAATTCTCTCAAATTAAATTGAGGTTCAAATGAGACAATTAAAAGCATCAAGGAAAGATCGGACGCAATCTCAGGTTTGCGCAATTGTTTTGCGATGGGTCACAAGAGAATCTGACAACGAAGCAAGAAGGAAACTTGAGGCAACCGTCCCCGACAACTGCAATCTTATGGAAGATTCATGGGACGGCACTGTGCATGGTATTTACAATCATTAACAAAGGCTAGCATCTTAGGAAATTGAAAGCAAATGTCGAGAATTCCTATCAATAGCTACGACAAAGAAAGCGTAGAGTTAATTGTAAAGCATAGGTCTGGCGATCCCAATGCATTTAACGACATTTGCGAGTTGCACTCAGGATTGATAGAGACGGTTATCAATTCTGAGATAGGAACGGAGACGCCGAAGTCTCACCACTGGCGAAAAGATTTAAGACAGGAGATCAGTCTGACTTTGTTTTTAGCTGTAAATCATGGAGGTTACGACCCTTCAGTTGGACCTTTTTCCTCATATTTCTTTAAGTCTGCCAAAAGGCGAATCAAAAGATATAAAAACAAGTTTGGAAGCTTGATTAGCACGCCGCAAGATCGGAAAGCCGGTCGCTATAGCTCACAGGCGGACATGGTTAGAAGGATTGCCGTTTCAGTAGGAAACGCAGACGAACAGGGTGATCAATTTTATTTGACGCCCTACGAAGACACTGGAATTGCTGATTTAATCGAAAAAGAAGAGCAATCCTTACTAATGCCAATCCTTGACAAATGCTTAGATCTTCTGAATGAAAAACAGAAAGATATATTGATTTCTGTTTGCAGCGGAGAAAGTTACGCAAGCATTGGAAGGAAATATAAAATGTCAAGGGAAGCGGCTCAGCAAATGTACATGGTAAGCCTTAGAAGCATGCAAATTCGATTTCAAAGAGAAGGTTATGATTTGAAAGTGCTAGAAAACAGAAAATCTTCTTACAAGAGAGCTAGCCAGCAAATCAAAAGGCGTTCTTTAAGTGCGTAGCTTTACATGCAGGTTGTTACTTGCATGTAAAGCTAGTGGTAACGCTATTATCCAATAACTCTGACAGAAGTAATCTTGCAGCCTGAATACTGAAATTCGATTACATGGAAGGCTTCGTCTACGGTGTATGCAGGTATATCAAGATCAAAAACGCGATCCCGATAAATAAAAATCACTTTGTAAAGTCGGAGCTTACTGACTTGCGCGAAACTTGTTAGTCTTGGCTCTTCTTGGTGAATGACTATTGCGGGCTTTGCTTCGTACTGCATCTCGGTCTCCAATCGCATTGGGGTCAGCAATGTTCTTTCAAGGTAATAACAACACTTTGGTGTTGCCATTCCATTGCCATTGTATTGCCAGTTAGTGAATGGTCAACAGGTCTTACATTTCCAGCAGTACGCCATTCATAAGTTTTGGCAATAAGCCAAAAAAAGCCTTAGATAGTTGCAAATTTCCTTATTTCATCTTTGATCCATCGGGCCAAACAAAATTGGGTATTGGCATCCAGGCTACGAACTCCTTATAGTACTCAAGAGAATTCCATCCTCTTCTGGAGAATTCGGTTCCTCCCCAGAACCAAATATAAGTGGTGACGCACAACGACAAATCGTTGAACTTCACAATTGCTATAACCTCAACCATCTGGCCTGGCTCGCAGTCCGGCTCTTCGCTTGGCCTTCTCCAGCAATTGTCGCTCATTGGCTATCCTCTATCCAAGAGATGATTGTGCCTAAAATAAGGACAATCAATATAAAAAAGACTACAACCGAAATAGAAAAAATCGCACCAGATATTACCTGCATTCAAGGCCACCAGTCTGCTAAAGTTCGATTGCTTGCGAATTGGCTTTGCCTTATAATTATAGGAACAAAAGACGTTTTCAGCACGCATTTAAGAAGGAATAAAATGATTGTCTATGAGCTTTCTCTTCCTTTTCAGTTTTTCATTGAACGAGACAATAAAGGAACTCAATGCTTTCCGACTTACGTCCTTTATTACCCAACACTCACAGAAGCCTACTCGGCGGCAAAAGGGCTAGCTAAGTCACATGGGCACGACTCAAAGCCCGATGAAGACGGTTTTTTTACATTCGTCATCTCAAAGATTGTCACCAAAGACATCTCAAAGACCGTGCTGTGCGCCTTAATGACTGAGGCCGTTTCAGGTTTCGCAACCTCTGGTTTTGGAGTGTCTCAAGTTTTCTCAAAAGAAATAATCGATAAGGTGTGTGTAAAATCTTCTGATTTTACCGGAAATACAAAGGTGTTTGATTTTAATGAAGAGCAGCCTCAAGAAGAAGTTTCATCTTCCGGGTGATGGTTCATGTCATTGGCTTTTGCGTTTGAATGGAATCGCATTTTAGATTACCAAGCTTGAGTTCCCGAACAATGAAGAGAAGTGGCAATGACCGAGCGTGTTGAAACTCTCGTATCTTCAAAAGATTACATAAAACTTGAAAACGAGAACATCAAGCTTAAGGATGAGATCCTCGCACTTCGCCAACGTGCTAAGTATGTGGAGGCTGCAATAGACTCGTACGCTCGCTCATGCGGGTGGAACAACCACTGTGAATACTGGGTCGGTTCCAACGGCTTTATAAAAGTTCAAATTAGGCTAAACACTTTTTATGTGTTTCAGCCAGAGATTGGGCAAGCCGTAATTGCGATTAGGTCTGGAAAATCTGTTGAAAATCAGGGGCCAAGTGATGTCCAGTAATAAATACTGCTTGAAATGTCGTAGTCGGCATTTTTTTCCGTCCATCGGTCCTGCTGTTTGCGGTATGACAGATGAGGTTTCTCCAGCAATATCCAGGTTAGAGTCCGATTTGTTGGACTCGCTAACGAAAATCAAGCGTCTCGAACTTGAAAACAAAGCACTCAACCAGCGTTTGGAGCGTTACGAATCAGCATTATGGTCCGTTTCCGTTTCCGTGAGCATGTTGGGCCAACTGAAGGACACTGATAGCGTGTGGTATAAGGTTTTGCAGACATTAAATTCAAACGTCGTCGATGCGGAAGAGGTTCAGGCATGAGCATGGAAACGCTTAGTAAGCTTTGTAAGCTTTATCTTGAATTGTCAAAAGTTGTCTCGCCGACAACCGAAAAAGAAATTGTGTTAAGCGCGGAAATTAACGTGCTTCGTCATCAGGTGTTGGAGTTGCAAATTCAAAACCGTAAACTGAGGGACGCATGGCCCGCAGACGATTTTCGAAAAAATGCCATTTGCAAAACAATTGCGGGCAGGTTCTTTTCATGGAACGATGGTTGCAAGTTGTATGATACGCGAGATGAAGCTATTGATGCGGCGGCAGGCATTTCTTGTGACAAAGAGGATGAATAACGTCAAATGAAAGACAAAATCAAGGTAGTCACTGAGCCTCAAGTTTTTTTGATTGGAGACCAGTCGATTGACCATGTAGAGTTAGACAGGTTTTTCGAGGGTGTAATGGCCGGGGAGATGTTCCCGCTAACAGGAATGAGTGAAAGCGAGGTTATCGTTGAGTTAGCAGGACGACTTTGCTATATGTCGTTCAAGAAACCCAGACCTGGAGGAAACAAGGCATACCTGAAACACATCCTTGAAGTCGGCCATGGATCAGTTCTTGAACATGCTGTCTATAGCATGATAATCACTGGAGTAAGCAGATCTCTTACTCACGAATTCATCCGACATCGAGCAGGATTTGGCTATTCTGAGCTTTCGCAACGCTATGTAAACATGGAAGACGTTTCGTTCGTAGTTCCACCGGCTTTGTTTCCTGCTTTCGGCTCTTTTCCATTGAGCGAACAAAAGTCAATGGACAATTTTAGGAAAGCCAGAAAAGATTGGGAAAAGTCTTGCATTGAATCGCTAAACGCCTACTCTTCTATTGTGAATCTGTTGACATCGTCGTCGAACGATGATGCCTCCACCATGAAAAACAAGCGTATTAGAGAAGCAGCAAGATCAGTATTGCCAAACTGCACTGAAACCAAAATTTTTGTTACGGGGAACGCACGAGCGTGGAGGCATTTTATTGAGCTTCGCGCAGACGTTAATGCAGACGTAGAAATCCAAAGATTGGCAATTTTGATTTGCAGGACTCTTGCAGAACATAGCCCTCACATGTTTGAAGACATTGAGATTGAAAAAGATGGCGTAAAAAGCATAAACAAGAAAGTGTAAAAATGTCAAAAGTCAGTTTGACTAGAGATGAAATAATCAAACTTATCGATTTACATAAAAACAATGACAAATCTGCAATTCAAGAAATTGTCGATTGCAACATGGGTTTAATTAGAAAGATAGCATCAAATTACGCTTGTCTTTTTAAAATTCTGCCAAGAGATCAGTTCTACGATGACCTTCTTCAAGAGGGGGTAATCGGCGTGATTGAGGCGGCTGAAAGATTTGACTCAGGCAAAGGCACAACATTTTCTACCTACGCATACAAGCTAATAAGAGGTCGAATTGCGAGTCACTGCATGCAAACTTGCGGACAAATGTCTTTGCCTTTTACGACGATAAAGAAAGCTGTGCAATCTCATCATGGAAAAGCAGTCGTGGACAACATGAGGTCAAGCGTTCGCATATTTCCTGGAACTGAACTTGGAATATGTTTTGAAGAAAGCATGGCACTTGAAGAAAAAGACGAGCTAAATTGGATGGAAAATAAGGTTTCTCAAGTGGTTGGCAATATGAGTAGAAGAGATAGGGAGGTCATGTCGATGAGACTTGGACTCAATGGAAATCAATCCATGAGTCCACTGGAAATCAGCAGGAAAACAGGGGTTAATTATGGTCTTTCGAAAATGATTGTTAGTAAAGAGTTGAGACGAATGAAAATGCTTTTCAAGGGATGCGTGCAATCATGGACATAGAGAAAGCAATAGAAAACCTAAAGAATCTTGGCTTCGCCATGTCAGCAAGTGGCGACAAAGAGTATGCAGATTCCGTCTTCGCCGTATTGAGAGAACTTTACAATTTGAGGACGGCCCTTGTCATAAACAGGAATTCGAAAGAAATAGCTGAGCTTAATTGATCTCTTGATGCAAAGGGCAAAAAACCGATGGAAAAACACAGGTCCGCTTACGTCATGAAATTAAATGGCAATCCTTTAATTTCAAAAGCAAGGAATTCCATTGAGAAATGTTGGGAACATCATTTGGAAGTGCTTGGAGTAAGCATGGAAATCGCCAAAGCGAGAGGGTGGCAGGCAGCAAAGATGTCTTGGTATCTAGATGAAAGCGAGCCAGTCAATTAAGCTTAAAATACAAAAGCCGAAGTCTGAAATTTTGCGAAATATTGACGATTGCTGCTTGGACTTTTTGATCAAAGTCGAATCTATTGACCATCCATTAAAACCAAGCGTGGACGCAATAAAAGGATTGCTTTGGAGCCATCTCAGGATGAAGCTTTTCATAGAAAGGATTTATTGCGACGGATTTCTTTATGGGGACAACGCAGAAAGAGCCAAGAAAATACTGTCTGACCTTGGAGAAAAAGTCTAGCATTATAAAGCTTCATGCTGATAATATTGCAATATCTCTGTTTTGTTGCTATCATTATGATAGCAACTAATCGGAGAAGTCGCATGAGTTCAGTTTCTGCTATTTCATTGTTTTCTGGGCCAATACGGAAAGCATTTGAAAAGAAAATGGCAAGAAAAGATGCTGTCTTGCCTCCTGTTAAATATAAGCAAGGCGTTTTTAAATGGTTTGAACAAGACCCTATCATAGAAATCAACGAAAATTTTAACAATAGTCAAACAATTGTTAAACATTCGTTGGACACACAAGAAAAATCAGAGATATTGGCTCCATGGGAAGGCGAAAACCTTTTTGCCTGCAAGGATTACGTTGCAAGCATTATTCAGCCAGAGACTTGTGGACAGGATGATTTCATAAATAAAACCAAAAGAACATCACGTCGAAAATGGTCTATGCAAAGGCCGGACTGTGTAGGTTGGTGGAGGCGTAGGGATGTTGGAAGGAAAGGGTGGGGGCTGCTGGCCAAGATGGAAATGCATAACGGAAAACTTGCCTGGATGAAATACAATACCTTGGTTTCGTATGTTGATGAAATCGAGGAAGGTAAGTTTTTTTGGCTTCCGTGGAAATAAATTCCTTTGTGTTGTTGCCTTGTTATGGTTTTGTTGCTACTATGTTGTTGGTAGGCTCGATTGGCCTACTTGCGTATTTTCGATTTTCGATTCAAGCGGTCGCCATACGCCACGAAAAATAGACTAATAAATCTGCCAGCGAGCTATCACAAGGGCTTTTAAGGCAGAAAAGGTCTCCAATTGGAGACCTTTGGTTTTCACGATGTTCTTTTCCCTGTGGCAAAACGACCAATGCTTGAAACCTGACACCTCCCTGATAAGAGGTGGAGCTAGGGGTGAGGCGAAAGCCAAAAGACTCAACCGGCGATTCTAGCCAAACCCGGTCCCCCGAACGATCCGCATGCCATTCGTGATCACAAAAAAATTCCAGGCAATGTCCTCAATCTGACAACCTGGGGGTCATGACCTACGCAAGTAGGTTCGCAAAACTTACTGGCCAGAAGGGCCAGGGTGGCAACAGGACGAGTTTGCAGGTCTGAGACTATCGGTGACGTTACGGCAATCGCTAGTGATGTTTGTTCTTCAGTGTTGTACGGGTCTATGTCCAGGAAACTCAGGGTAATAGTTTTCTGTTCGTAGGAAGTACAGTCAGGCAAAAAGTAAAAATACTTTTAGTCAGACAGACAAGGAAGAGACGCAGGCAGCACTAGATATAACATGACCCATAAAGATATGCTATGCGCTGAGCTAATTGTGCTTTTTTGAGTTGTTTTATGGTCTCCGCGCGGAGACGTTTTCTGTCAGGAGACGCCTGTGAAAATCATGTTCAACGGAACCTCTGGTGGAGTTGTTGAGTTTGTTGTTCAGTTGGATGAAGGGCTTATCGATTCTCATGGATCAAGCTGCGGATACGTCGAATCCTTTTGGAGATGCCTTGATTCTTATCTTCAACTGACGCGAGTTGCTTCCGGGTACGGAGAAACACCGGATGCAATCAAATCTTGGCTACTCGAAAAGATCTGCGTGATGAAAACTAGGCACGAAGGCCGAATGGCTTACAACGACGCCTGTATTGACCTTGAGTCAATGATTAAGTCTGAGTGGGACGAAACTGCCAGGCGAATCCAAAACGGCTCTGTGCCTTCCCTGGGGCTTCCTGGAGGCCCGCGAGTGCTTGAGCCTAAAGATGACGTTCCGTTGACTCATGGCGACATCGCAGCAGAAACTAAAGCCACAGACCTTCAAAGTCTTAATGACAACCCATTAGAGGGACTGTTGCTTATTGCCGATGGTTTGGAAGCCGCATTGAGTCACAGGCTAGCAGAAAAGATCAGGTCTTGCGTGTTAAGCATTCAAAAAACCGACAAGTCGCAAGGATTACAAAAGTTAAATCCTATCGATCACGATCACGAAGCGACAGTTGTTGTCAATCAAGCTTCAAGTTAATAGTTCCGCGCAATCTCTGTGTTTTTTTAAGTCGTTTGATTGAAAGAATTTACAGACATTATTTTTTGTTTGCGCGAAAAAAGTGCCAGTCCATTAGATAGAGTCATTTCTGTTTAATGCGAAACAAAAATGTCCAAGCTTTTGTTGAGGGGGCCTGGAAGGCGGAGAAGGGGTGACGACCTCATAATCTGGATCGTTCAATTCCATCTTCCCTCGTTTGCGATGACGCAAGTAACTGACTGGCCTGTTAATAATTGGCAATATTGAGCGAGGGTCACATGTATTCTGGACTTGATATTCCTGTCGCGCATCACGGTACTGGAAACTTTGGGTACGCGCTCTATGCCTCGACAGCAACTTCGCAGTTGCTGGCATCGTTTCTTCCTCAGACCCTTGGTGAGACCATCACCGTAGTAAATCTTGGGTTGATTAGCGTTGGTACAACGTACCTTGCCTTTCGTCAAAAGAAAGCCGAGCAGGACCGTCAAGAACGAGTTCGAGACGAGCAGGCAGAGCGTCAGATTGTTTCTGACAGAATGATTGCGTTACATGACAAACTTGATGAGGCAAATTCCGCAACCGCAAGCTCCAGAATGCAGGCAGAAAAAGAGCGAGAAGATCTTAAGCAGCAGATACTTATGCTTTCCGAGTCGATTAAATTGAAAGAAGCACAAATGGCTGAGGTGCTTGAAAGAGTTGGGAAGCCGGAAAATTGCCCACATTCACCTGAAATCAAATGCATTAAAATTCCAGGAGTTGCGAAGTGAAAGCCAACAAAGAAGTCATCGAAGTTTTGCAGTCCAGCTTTCAATACCACTTATTGGCTATTGAGACATACATGGGACAGGCCGGGCATTTTGCCAGGTGGGGATACCCTGTTCTTGCTGAAAGGGCCAGGTGCGCCCTTAAGCATAAAAAGCATCAACTTTGGCTTTTGATGGAACGTCTCGAATTTTTCAATGTGGCTCCAGAGTATGAACACGATTCTCCAGAGTGGCCAAGGCAGGACTATGTCGGGATTCTTAAGGCCAATCTTGAGATGGAAGAAGAATGCGTAAAGATGGATCAGGCCGCTATCGAAGTTTGCCGTGGCACAGATTCCGTCACTTCTTACCTGTTTATGAATCAAATCGTGGCTGGCGAAAAAGAAATTGAAGAGATCACTTCCATTCAGAAAATCATTGATTCTGTTGGAATTAGCGAATATCTAAGCGAGATGGCTTGGAAGAGCGGCGACTGGAAGATGAGGCATCACGGAAAGCATCACGACAGTTTATACGAAAAAAACAATCACAGCCTCAATAAATAGGGGTGCGAAGGAGTGAGAATGGAACGTGTTTTGTTGGTTCTTGCTATTGCCATCGTTACTATCTCTGCAATTACAGCAATAGCTTTTTTGGTCACTTCACATAAAGAGGTGCTAGAAGTGTCAAAGTTTTCTTCGATTATTTCTCAGTTGAATTCGACTCACGAAGCGTATTGTTTGTCAATGACAAAAAAGCTTGATGAGATCGTAAGCCAGAACTCTTCTCTTTCTTCGCAGATCGAAGAGCTTAAGGCGAAACTTGCGGAAGCTCCAAACGAGTCAGACTATGCAGTGCTTCAGTCTTTGGTTGACAAGATGAACGCTGCAATATCGGGTTCAAACTTACCACCGTCTCCATGACGTTCGGCAGCGTATCTCGTAATGCTCTAATGGCTTGAGCCTCCTTTGCGAGTTGTTACCTCAAAGGTTGAGTTTAATGTGGGTTCGACTCCCATCGCTGCCATTGCGGTTTGCCGATTCTCATGGCCGTAGGATTTATTTTAACTTGATTACCATGTATGGCACTCAAGAGGGATGGAGCTTTCCAACTCTTGATATTAATATGGCGGCAAGGCCAAGCGACATCGTTTTGCCTTGGATTAAATGGGGAGAAAACAGGTCTCAAATTAAATATCCTGGGAGATCTGCCCATTTCTATGCCTGGGACTTTATTTTCAGGGCGTTGCAAAAACATCCAGAAAAATTGATTTCAAGCCAATTTTCAGTTGCGATTGAACCAAACTTTTCTACTTGGGATAGACAACCTTCGATTGAAGCCTTGTGGACAATATACAGAAAACGAAAAATAGCAAAATGGTGGCAGTCCAAGGGGTGCAAGCTAATCGTTGATCTGAATGTGTCTGACTGGCTACTTAAGTCCGGGATTGGATTGTGGGGAGTTCCGAAAGGCTGGCCATGCTACGCGACCAGATTTCATGGCGATTCAACAATTGATGAGATTGAAGCGAAATACGGATTTGCTGAAAAGCATTCTGATTCAAAGCCTGAAATGTTTTGGGTGTTTGGTGGAGGGCCAGCGGTTAAGTCGCACTGCCAAGCCAGGGGCTGGCTATGGAGCAAAGCTAGATGTTCTTGGAGAAACAGGGACGAACTGTTTGAAACAAAGAAGCTTGAAAAGATCAGTTCAGAGTTGAGTTGCGACTGGGCCGAACTTCCATGGAGTCCTCAGTAATGGGAAGCGGAGGATCTGGCAGCAAATCCAAACGCACTGGGCTAAAGGCTCAGCAAAGGCCAACTCCTGAAAGCGGAAGCCCAAACAGTTGGGACGATTCAAGTCGCGTTCCTTTGTCGAAAATGAAAGAAATCTACAAAAACAGGTTAAATACAGACATACTCGGAAGACTTGGGCACGAAAGCACGCCTAAATACAAGGAAGTAGCCGCAAGAATTGAAAAGATAGCTCGGGAACAAAAGCAATGGAATTCGAAAATAAAGACTAATGTTGTTCCTATTTCGAAAATTAGGATCGAATTAGCAAAAGAAGGAATTGTTTTAAGTAAAAAGCAATTTGACAGAATCGTTTTAGACTCGATACACAATAAAAGATATGGTGCTTCTTCGTTGTATTTAGTTAAAACAAAAACAAAACCAAAGCTTTTTAGTTCAAGATCGCAAATGGTCAGAAATGTTCAAGCAACAGGAAAGAATAAATACATATCGCGTCTTGAAGAAGAAAAGTCTAGAGCTATCATGAGATTAGATTCGAAGAGATATGAACAAACCTCCAAAGAGATTAGAAATTGGAAGCAAAGTGGAAACACTGAAGTCTCTTATTATTCCCATGTAGCTTTTTGAAAATTGAGCATATAGCGCAAGCAAAAAATGGCAGACGACCAACTAACGCAAAAACAGAGAGCATTAGCAGAACTTGAGCTTCGTCGTCGGGAGACGATCAAGAATCTCGGTCCTGTTTTTGATTGGTATGGAAAACCGTGTTTTTGCAAAGAGTATGATGCGGAAAAGCAGAATTGCAAAAAGCATCCAAGAGCATTGCCTCATCAAAGGCCACCTGATGGAATTGATTGGCTAACATGGATGATGCTTGCCGGTCGATCAAGCGGAAAAACCCGAGCGTCCGCTGAGTGGATTCGCTACAAGGTTGAATCTCATGCAGCAAAAGGCGAGCAGATAAGAATTGCGCTGGTGAACGAGACGGTTAGTGAAGTTCGTCGAGTGCAAATCGAGGGTGCATCGGGATTGTTGGCGGTATCTCCGCCTTGGTTTATGCCCGTCTATATACCTTCAAAAGCTGAAGTTGTATGGCCCAACGGATCTGTGGCTTACATATTTTCAGGCGAACAGCCAGACCAACTCCGAGGACCGCAACATCACTATGCATGGTGCTTGCCTGGGTGGACTCAAGTCCTTATGGGCGATGGCACGGAAAAGCCAATCTCTGACGTTGCCATCGGCGATAAGGTGATGACAAGAGCCGGTGCAAGGACGGTTACGGCATCAATGATGACTCGTCGTTCGGCTCAATGTCTGACTATGACTTTATCAGATGGAAGAACCCTGACGGCGACCGCAGAACATCCTGTTTACATCGAAGGTCGTGGATTTGTTCCTCTTGGGCAATTAAAACCAGGAATGCTTGTATGTGCGATAGATGCATCGTTCACGATGGAGTCTCTTATCACGTCTGGGCAAAAGGATACTACGAGACAAGAATCCGACTTCATCGTGTCATATGGCAGCAAGCATTTGGGCCAATCCCCAAGGGATTTGACGTCCACCACAAGAACGGCAACAAACTCGACAATCGAATTGAAAACCTTGAATTGCTTCTCAAGGCAGAGCATAGCAGATACCACTTTGCCATTCATATCACGCCCAACGTCAGAAAAAAAGCGGCAGAAAGATCAGTTGCCAAAATGCATCAAAGGCGGAATGCCAACGAACAAGTCGTTCGTATTTGTGCGATGTGCAAAGGCGAGTACACTAGCAGGTCTTTTACGCCATCTGCTTTCTGCTCGTCGCCATGCGTGGAAAAAGCAAGGTCTGGTGGATTCGCAGGCGAAAGCAGGATTTGCTCGCATTGCGGAGCGACTTATACAGCATACAGGAGATGCCACAAGTATTGCTCAAAGAATTGCAACAACCGTGCATCGCAAGTGCGATATGCGAATAAGGAATCGCTTCTCAAGACAGTTAAATGCGAACAATGCAGCAAAGAGTTTGACAGCAGGCGAATTAACGCAAGGTTCTGCTCAAGACCTTGTTCCCTTAACTACCACGCTCGAAATTCAAAGCGTACAACCTTGTCGGACGCTACTAGACGTCTACGATCTAACGGTTGACAAAGAACACGAATTTTTCGCAAACCGTTTACTGGTAAGGAATTGCGATGAATTGTGCCTAACTCCAGACACCATAATAACTTGCGCCGATTTTGATAAGCCGATATCTCAAGTAGTTCCAGGCGACATGGTGTTGACTCGTGCTGGTTATCGGCCAGTTGTTGCAGCCTGGAAAACAACAGATTTAGCCGTTGTGTATCGCCTGACAGCAGACGATGGAAGTTTCATTGTTGGCACTGCCGGGCATCCTGTGTGGGTTGAGGGTGAAGGATGGGTTCCATTAGCGAATGTGAAGCCGGGCAGCAGACTGAGAAGCCTGACCTCATGCCGTGCGTTGTCTGGGGAGGTCGTCGATGGTGGCTCAATGGCCCATACTACATGTCACGAGAAGGAAAATTGCTTCATAGGGCGATTTACGCAGAACATCATGGGCCAATCCCGAAGAACATGGACATTCACCATAAAGACTTTTGCAAAACTAATAACGCAATTGAAAACCTTGAGGCGCTTACGAGAAGTGATCACCTCAAGTCTCATAGGATCGTTGGCTGGCCAGGTCCACCAAAGAAAGAGCTTGAACGCAGGTTCCGGCCTTGGCATTGCCGAGAGCCTGTTTCGTATACATGTAAGTGGTGCAACAAACAGTTTGTCAGCAAAGCTACATATGCATACTACTGCTCCAAAGAATGCAGAAATAGGTACGTCTGGCACATTGGCACAGATAGCGGGCCTTCAGCCAAGTCAAAGCGAATTCGAGGCAAGATATCTGAGGGAACTCGAAAGCCATACAAAACAAAGAAACCAGAAGGCTGGAAGCCAAAAGAGAGGCCGGTCAAGCCTTTGCCTGAGTGCGTTATCTGCAAAACACAGTTTGCGGCCAAAGACAGTCGCGGCGTTACATGCGGTTTTGAATGCGGGTGGTCACTACGAAAAAAGCGTTGGGCCGAGAAGCGTGAGCGTGGAGAGGCTTCCCGAAAGAAGTCCGGTGTATAACATTGAGGTCGAAGGGGAACACGAGTATTTCGCCAACGGTATCCTAACTCATAATTGCAAATGGTCAAAAGCCCAAGCGCAGGTTTGGGATAATCTTCTTCTGGGCATGCGTCTTGGCAATAATCCTCAAATTGTTGTGTCTACTACGCCCCAGCCAACGCCAACCCTCCGGGCCATAATTGCAGACAAATTTACTAAAATATCGAAAGCTTCTACCTATGCCAACCGAAACAATCTTCCAGAAAAGTTCTTTGAAAGCGTAGTAAACAAATACGAGGGTACGAGAATCGGTCGCCAGGAGTTACATGCTGAGGTTTTGCTTCAGAATCAGAATGCTCTTTGGAATCAAGCTCAAATCGATTCTTTGCGAGTCAGGTCTGTTCCCTATGGGGTCGAACTTAAAAGGATAGCGGTTGGAGTAGACCCTGCTGGCAAAATATCGGAGATGGCAAAGTTTGTTCATGGCATGCCAACGGAGTCTGGATCGGGCGACGAGGCGGGTGTCGTGGTAGCTGGACTTGGCACTGATGGGCACGGATATATTTTGGGCGACCATTCTACAGGCGGGTCTCCTTCGTCTTGGGGAAAGGCTGTAGGCGAAGCTTACCATAGGCATCAGGCCAACGTGGTTGTCTGGGAGTCTAATCACGGTGGCGATACGGTGCGAGATGTGATTCTAACGGTCGATCCGAACATTGTTCAAAAGCGAGTTCATGCTAGTCGGTCCAAGTACGTTCGGGCCGAGCCTATTGGAGCATTATCTGAGCAAGGCAAAATTCACATAGTCGGCGAACTACCACAACTCGAATCTGAAATGTGCGAGTTTGAGCCAGGTGGACCGTCTCCAAACAGGCTCGATGCAATGGTGTTTGCTCTTACAGACCTCATGATTCAGATCGAAGAAGAAGACAAACAAGAGCTTCCATTTAACAGAATTAGCATCAAGGGGCTTTTTTAAATGCCAGCGAACACGCCTTCGGCAACAACCAATGCTTTAAAAGAAAACCTTGAAATTATTCAAAGGCGTTCTCGGGAATATCTTGAGCATGTTGACAGATGGAATTTTCTTCTTGATTCTCTAGAGGGTGGCAATCGTTACAGGTTTGCGACCTATGGTGAATTCCCATACGAATACAGTTATCAGAGAGTGGTCCCAGGTGCTGCTGCTGCCAGACCTGAAAGAACAATTGCAAACGTCTATAGGATTCAGCTTCGACGATACAATCTGATCCGTCACCCAAGAGAATATCCCGATCCACGCGACGACGCTCCGGCTGTAGACCCATTTGAGCTTCGCAGGGAAAGAACTCCGGTCCCAATTTATGTGCAAAGATCTGTTGAGAAGCATCTTAGCCGAATCTATGCGCAGGAAGTCGGAAGAGACGGTCCTGATAACATAAAACTCTGGTGGAAGAATGTCGATGGATGCGGATCAAACATCGATCATTGGATGGCGAACGAATTCGCTCCAATGTTCCTTGTTTTGGGGCAACTAGACTTAGTATTCGATCATCCTCAAGCTCCTGCTGGAGTAAAAATCAGAACTAAGGCCGATGAGAAGAAGTACGGGTTAGACAAGTGTGTAGTTTCTTACTACTTGCCTGAGAACGTGCTTTGGTGGAAGCTTTATCCAAATCGACAATATCAGGAAGTGGTTGTAAGGGAGCTTGTTGATCAAGATGCTACGATTCAGCAGTCGTATGTAAGGCTGCAATTCAAGTGGAATTATCGACATTGGAGAGAAGACGGATGGACTTTGTATTCGGACGAGGGTCTTGAGCTTGATTCCGGCACATATTCCTATGGAAGACCTCCGATGGTTCGGATCTTCGATAGAAAGAAGCCAAGGTGCAAGAATGTTGGTCAAAGTAGATATGAGTCAATAGCTGAGCGACAAAGAGAAGTCTATAACTTAAGCTCAGAGTTGATTCTCGCAAATACTACGCAAGCTTTTCCCATGCTCCAGGGACCAGAAAAGTATTTGGCTGGAGACAATACGATTCCCGTTGGACCAGAACGTATACTTCCAATTTGGTCAAACAAAGATGGTAGCAACCACCACGGTTGGTCGGTTGTGGATTTTCCTAAAACTGGCGTTGATTTCATACAGAAGACAATAGAAGACCAGAGAAGAGAGGCCGACCGCGAAGCGGCACTTTCTGGATCATCTGACAACGCAGTTTCTGCTGCTGCAAAAGCTTTCGACTTTAGAGAAGGAAATGACTTACTGTCCAGCATTGCTGGAGTATTGGGTAAGGCAGAGCAAACAATATCGCAATATGCATTGTGGGTTCTCTCTAATGGAGAGCAGACCCCAATGGGAGATCAGGGTGAAGACGAAATCAATATCACCTACCCAAGAAAGTTTGATTTGCAGACAGCCGACCAAATTATTCAGGTAATGAGCAGGCTTCAGCAAGTTGTCATGGGTGCTGGATGCCTTCCAAAAGCGGAAGCCGATTATCTAAAAACATCTGTAAGGCTTTCTCTTCCAGGTCGAACAGATGAAGAATACGAAGTGTTTAACAATGAGATAGACGAGTGGATTGACTACAAACACAATGTAATGCCAACAATCATTCTTCCGCCTGGATCTCCAGGAGTAATTGGTCCAGGAGGCGGAGGCATTGCAGATAAAGGCGGAACCGATAAGCTTTTGGCACCTTCAGCACCTGCTGCACAAATACCAACAAGAAGTCTGGACATCGAAGACATTATTGATGGTCCTTCGGGTCCATCGATGTAATGTTCCGTTTTGAGTTCACTGTCGATGGCGAGGTTCTGTTACCACGCCATTCCTTTTTCGTTATGTTTAACATGTGAGGATAGCCTTGACAACCGGCGAAACAAAGCAAAATATGCCAGAACAACCTTCTCAGACGGCAACCGCAAGTCAGTCCGCACCGACTTTTGAAACGAATACAAACACTGGAGGAACTCAGCTTAAAGCCGAGTTTGATCCGGTGCAAATTGCGAAGCTTGCTCAAGAAAACAAGATGTTGCAGGAGCAAATCGCAAAATTCGAGTCCGAGAAGGCTGTTGCAATTGAGCGAGAACGCAAGTCTGCTCTTGAACAGATCGCTGCAAAAGATGGTGCCGCCAAGGCAATTGAAGAGCAGTTCCGAGTGTTCAAGGAAGAGCAAGAAAACAACAAAGTTAAGATGGAAGAGATTCTTCGCAAGGCTCAAGAAGAGTCTACTGCGAAGTGGAAAACCGAAGCTGAGCGTGCCGACAAGATTGAGCAAGTTTACCTTTCTGAAAAGAAGGAAAACGTCATCAATCGAGCGATTGACGGGAAAGAGTTTGTTTCCGCTGCTGCCGAACGGCAGGTTCGCAAGCTTCTTGAAGACAGGTTTGATGTATCGCGCGATGATAAGGGTTCTGTGACCGTCAGAGACAGGGTCAATGGAAAATACGCATCAGACGTAATTCCAGAACTTCTTGCCACGGAAGATTTTGAACATTTCTTGAAGCCATCGACTCGCGGTGGTGCCGGTGTCTCCAACAATGGGGCCGGTAGAGAGCCTTCCAATTCGGCGTCTTACGCGAAAGATGATCCGCTGGCTTCCTTGTGGGAAGCAGCTAGAGAATCGATGAATCGCACTGACAGCGCAATTGGCTTTGGTTTTAGGCCGAAGGCAAATTGATTTGCCTGTAATGTCGGATATTTCAAACAGGAGACTTTAAATGGCTGTTGCTTATCAGGGTCTATTTGGACCCGTTGGGTTTGGGACTGAAACCCAAACCGTGCTGCACCCCTTCTTGCGTGAAATTTTCATTCAAGAAGCACCACTCGTGAATCGCTTGCCTCGGCTACAGTCCGAAGGCGAAGTTTTCCAGATGATCACTTATGACGTTCGCCAGCGAACAGGCATGACGCTGACGACCGCACTGAGTGACACTACTACCACCACGCTGGTCTTGAACGACGACAGTCGTCTCTTGACTGGCGACGTACTCATGATCGACTCTGAGCGATTTGAGGTCACTAGCATCACGGCAAACGGTACCAACGTGACTGTGGTTCGTGGTGCTGAAAGCACCACCGCTGCCACGCACAGTTCCGGTGCCCCAGTTACTCTGCTCTACAATAGCCGAACTGGTGCTGAAGTTAATCAGGACACCACTCGAAGTCTGAGAAGCGTTACTGAGCAGTACGTCCAGACCTTCCAGTTCCCAGTGCAGATCTCTGGCAAGGCAAACGCAGTGACGGCAGTGCGTCTTCCTCAAGGCGTGCCAGACATTCTGACTTACGAGCAGAGGACCAAGGCAATCGAGATGCTCCGTGATATGGAGTATGCTTGCTATTATGCCGGTGGCCAGAAGCCATATAACATTGGCGACCGAGCAAAAATGAAGGGTCTCAAGACCCTGATCGACTCCGGCAATGTGACCACAAACACGGTGTCGAGCTACACGAAGTTCAACTTTATCTCTGATACGTTGAACAAAGCTTTCGCTGGTGGTGGCAACCCAGACATTCTCATCGTTTCTTCGGACTTTATGACCGGAGTTGCGACCTGGGGATATCCAGTTCAGTTGGACATGAATTATACGCCCACTCTCGGAATTGCATTCAATCAGATTGCTGTTCCTTTCCTTGGTGCGCCGGTCATGATGATTCCCAGTTACCAGCTTAAGTCTGGTACTGCAATCGCTTTGACTTCAAGCGATGTGAAGATTCGATACCTGCGTCAAGAAACCTGGATTCCACGAGGTCGTCGCGGTGATGCTTACGAAGGCGATTGGGTAGCTGATATCGCCGTTGAAATCGGCCATCCCAAGTGGCACGCCTGGCGAGAAGGCATCTCTTCTTTTGCCTGATTTACAAAGCACGCAGGAGTATTTCTCCTGCGTGCTTATCTTTTACTTTTGGAATACTATGATCGATCCAGATAAAGTGTACGACAACGAATTAGTGAATCCTCTCTGGGATTCATTTTTTGTTCCACAAGACTACGATCACAGGCCAGAAGCATTTGCAATGATGCAGCATCTGGACGTAATCAAAAAAGTTAAAGTTAATCTATCGACTGCAATTGGAAGAATGAATAGCGATATCGTGACCAGTAATCGCATTCATCGTGAGACAGCAGTCATGACTCAATCGGAGATTGACTCTGCTCTTGCAATCGCAGAAGCCATGAAGATAGCCGAGTATGCAATTCGTGGATGGGTTGACAAAATTGTTTCTCAACTTGACCAGAAAGATTTGCGAAACAATCAGAACTCAATTCCAGTTAAACCTGCGATTCAGGCTAAGAGAACTTCATGAGCAGCATGAATTCGGCGGGAACTACATACTGGGCAAATCCGACCCCACTGGCAGTATACAACTTTTGCCTGGATGAGCATATTGCGCTAAGGGTTATGGACGATTTTGTTAGAGTTACCCCAGACTCAAACAAGCTATCGTCTGGGTATGACGGTTTTATGACGGACTCTTCGCCTTGGACCATGACTAGCCAGTCAAATAATTTTCAGTCGCTAGGTGTTGCTTCTGGTCATGTTATCTGGCTTCAAAAGCCAACAAATATTTTTGGCGCGAATGGCGATCTGTTTGCGATTGACAGCGTATCTGGCAACACGCTTACGATGAGGGGTATAGGTAGAAAGCTTTCGGTGGGCAAGCCTCCTTGCCCTCCTGGATCGCTTTCTGCTGTTCAGTTCATTATAAAGACATTGGACCCCCAAATCGAGGAAGTCAGCTATGAGGTAATGCAAGAATATGGAATGACAATTAACCTTCCTAATCATCAACCTAGTCAGTTGATGGATCAGAGGCAACTAAGAAAATATTGCATTGAACGTGTTTTGTACTATCGCTATTTAGATATGAGCAAGCAGGCAGATTCCAACGATCTCTGGCTGCATAAGAGTAAGGTTTATGGCGAGTTTGCGGAAGAGACCGTGCGAAAGATTGAGGTAAGGTGGGGTCCAGAGGGCAACGATGAACCTCCGACCGGAAAGTATATTGGTCGCTTATCCAGGTAGAAGGTACAATCCATTGAAAGATAGTGCCAGATTCGATTCTTTGAATAGCAACCTTGATTTCTCTGAATCCTTTCTTGTCGAGTCTAGGCTTTTCCCGTTCCATAACAAACATGTCGTTGGATTGATTTTTAAGGATATTGAGACTTCAGTCGAGCGAGCTATCCACATTTCAGTAGAAGAAGCTGGACGTGTTGTAGAGTTGCTATCCGTCCTGACAGGAAACAAGCATTTGTCAAGCACAAAAGACTTGAAAATCAATAAGTCGTGCTGCGGATCTGGCCCTGACTGCAATGAGTGCAATTAGTCTTTGATTGATTACGCATGTCTTCGCAAAACTTCTCCGCGCGGATACCTTTACGGAGGATTGTCATGTCAGCATCCAAATCGAGCGGTGGCAACCCTGTACCTAAAAGCAAAAAACATGCGAACGTAGACGCCAGGTCAAAAACTTCTCCTGCTCCATTCCACAGACGAGTTCCTTACGTTCAGCAAACCGAGCGATTAGAGGTTCTGTCGAATTTTGTTTCTGCGTTTGCTCCTGCCTTTCTTGAAGACATGCCAGCTTCCCTGGAGTGCCTTGATCCGCTTCTGGTTGTTGACGACGATGATGTCACATCGGCCAGAAATCTCGCGTTGATTGAAGCCTTCAAGGCAATTCAAAAGATTTCGGAAGACCGATAATCTTATGAGGCAACAACTGACTGAGCAGCAGAAAAAGTCGATCATAGAAGCTGTCGAGAAGTTTGACGGAAACAAGACGCATGCCGCAAAGCATCTTGGACTTCACAGGCAGGTAATAATAGATGTTTGCAAAGAATTGGGACAGTATTGCGAAAAATGCAACATGAAGTCAGAGTGCGATGTCTCGGAGAATGGCGACAATCGCACCGTTAGTTATGTTTCGGATAAGATAATAAGGACCGAAAAGGAAGCAATAGAATACGCTGAAGTTGATTTGTCCATATGGCATGTCGAGAAGTGGGAGTGTAGCGGGTGGACCGTCCCCATGAAAATAAGCATGGGGTTTGACAAAAATGGAAAGAAAAGACCGGACAAGCCAATAGTAAAACAGCAATGGAAGGTCAAGCTTTATCTCAAAAGGATTTTTCCTAAAGCTTTCATTGAAGCATCCCAGATTCTTTTTGACAGGCTTTCAAAAAAGTCGCCCAGATATCAAACTCCGGCTTTTTCTATAAGCAAAAACCACATGATGGTTTTTGATCCTTATGACGTTCATTTCGGCAAGCTTGCCTGGGCACCAGAGACTAGCAGCGAATACAATATTGGGATTGCAAGAGAATCCTTGATTAGCTCCGCCAAAACATTTGTGGATAGGTGTAAGGCTTTCCCTCTAGATATGGTTGTAATATTTATAGGACAGGATTTCTTTCACGTTGACAACAATTTCAATACGACCACGGCAGGAACTCCGCAAGATGTTGATGGTAGGTACGCTCAAATAATCGTTGCTGGCGAAGAAGCAATGATTGAGTCCGTAGAAATATTCAGAAAGATATCGCTCGTCAAATTGTATACAATTCCTGGAAACCATGACTGTTTATCGAGTTTCCATTTGACAAGAACCCTGAAGGCTTATTTCAGAAATTCGGAGAATGTCATAGTAGATGATTCTCCTTGTCCTAGAAAATATGTCAGATATGGAACAAACTTGATTGGCTGCACTCATGGTAATGAAGAAAAGCATTCAGACCTACCGATCATTATGGCTGTAGAAAGAAATGATTTCGGCTCAGCGACATGTCGAGAATGGCATCTTGGTCATTTGCACAAAAGCAAAAGAACACAGACTACTAATGTGGATCAATTCAACGGCGTAACAGTAAGGATACTTCAATCCCTCTCTGGTACTGACGCCTGGCATCACAGAAAAGGATATGTTGGCGGAACCAGAGCGGCGGAAGCTCTCGTGTACAGCAAAGATGGCGGACACGAAGCAACATTTGTGGCAAGAGCAAAAGATTTTAGGTCTTAGATATAAGGAAAATGATCAATGGCTCTCTTGTCTCCTCAGCAGGGCGAACAGCAGTTGATGAATGACCTGCTTTCGTCTGGCGAGAACTGGATTTTGAAGCTTTACACTAGCGGACAAACTCCAAGTTCAACCGATACTCCGGCTACATATACTGAAGTTAATTCCACCACAAACTCATGGTACTCCTCGAAAACCATAACCAGAACTGTCACGGCTTCCACTTGGAGCAGCCCGACACTGGCAACGCCATCTGTTTCTTATTACAACTCGGGGTCTGGGGTTGTGTGGAGCGCGACCACTGCTGTGACTTTGACTGGGTATTTTGTGGTCGGAAACACAAGCGGAAAGCTGATTTTTGCTGAAAAGTTTGCAAGCAGCATTGGGCTTGTTAATCCTTCAACTTTTACTCTCTATCCACAGTTCTCTTTGACTTGAGGCTTGACATGCGTCTTAAATCTGGCGACTGGGTTTCTTTTCTTCCTCCCATGGAAGGATCTCACGTTGTTGACGGAAGGACAGTAGGCATTTACGTCCATGGATACACAGATTCTCTTGGGCAAGAAGTTCAAGAGCATGTCCAGGTGGTTCAGGACGATGGAACAGACCTTGTTGTTCTTAAAGAAAAACGTGCTGTGTCTGTTGCAGTCAGAGTCGAAGACGCCATCGACCTTCAGATGGTTACTGACATTAAGTTTGTTCCAGAGCCAAGGCGACCTGCTGCTGATTTTGTTTTTCGTTCAGTCTGACATTTCACTTTCACACCAAAAGATGTGTTGCGATTTGGTTTGACATCTAGCCGCTGCTGACCAAGCCACAGGATGTCGCAAAATTAAGGAGAGCGAAGTGGCAGATGCAGTTAATCCGCAACTTGTGACGTGGGCGAACGGCAGGGTCAGAACCCTCGCGGACGCACTTAAGTCTTTAGAACTGACCATAGCGTCATATCAGGCTGATTACAACTCCCAGGGCCTGGCCGCTGTCATTACGGCAGCAGGGCCAGCCAACAACATCGCCGATGGCTACACCGTCGATGGGCGGCAACCTATCACCGGAAATCAAATTTTGAGTTTTAACGCTTGTCTGACTCAAATCCAGACAGCGATTACAACGACCGTGGTTTCAGGCGTAGGAAGTCCGCCTTCTCCAATTGTGTCGGCAATTCAGGTTAATGGAAGCAAGAGGTGACATCTAGATGGCCTACCTCGACCTCTACGTTCGCACCGGTGGCAGCAACCTGAACGCCGGGACCACGGACACAGACAGCCCCAGCATCACGGCCACGTGTACCTACAATGACTCCGGCTCTGGCCAGGTGACGTTTACGGCCAGCAGTGGTACGCCGTTTAGCGGGGCATCCGTGGGCCAATGGGCGTCGATCCTGAGCGGGGGCGAAACACTCCCAAGCGGCACCTCGTTTATCAGCCAAATATCCGCAATTGGTGGCAGCGGCGCATCAATTACCGTTTATACCGAAAACGGCCAAAGCGCGGTTAAGACATTTTTCGGTCAGTTTTCTAACACCAATAACGGAGTCTTCGGGCCATCCGGCACCGTCACAGTGCGAGTGGGCGGGGCGTGGGGTTCAATTGTGCCGCTAACCACAGGAGCGAGTGGCGGCAGTACAGGCCCCAACACGCTCTCCTACGCCGGATCTATCTACAGCATTCGCGTGAACGTCAAGAGCGGGACGTACAGCAGCTCGACATCGCTCACGCTGGCGACACCTCCCACCGCTGGCAAGCCTCTGTTCATTCGTGGCTACGCCACCACAGCGGGCGACCTCGACAACGTCGCCAACCCTGGCACGCATCCAGTCCTATCATTCAGCAGCACGGCAAATCTAACCATTCCAAACTACACACGATTAGAAAATATCGATATCACGGCAACTGGCACGGCAAATCCTTTGATATCTGTGACTTCGTTAGGCGTAATGATGACTCGCTGTCGAGTCACAGCGACCGGTGCGGCACTTACAATATCGGGCACTGCTCCTGGCTTTAATGCGTGGGCCTGTTATTTTACTACTACATCAACAACAGTGGCTCTAGTCAACTGTAACACCAATAATAATCTTCCGACATTTAATCAGTGTGTGTTCCAAGGCGGTTTGTATAACGTATCTATGGCTTACAACGGAAGCTTCAATGAATGCTTGTTTAGAAACTCGTCTTCGCATCTGGTGTATTGCACTCAAATTGGAATGATATCTCAGTTCTACAGATGTACGTTCTATAACAGCGGAGCATCGTCTGATGCCATCAATTTGGGCGGAACAAATGCTCAGTATCTTACAGTTGCGTATTGTATATTTGCCAATATTTCACGTTACGCAATAAACGTAACGGACACGGCTTTTGTGGGATGTCGGATCATAGGCCCAGACTATTACAGTATTACAAGCGGTCAGCTTAATGGAGTCTACGAAAGCTACCAGCACGCTGCCACTACCGAAACCGCAAGCCCGTTTACTTCTGCCAGCGGAAACGACTTTACGCTTGTGACTAATTCCTCTGCTGCCTCGCAGAGCTTTACGTTCGAGATGCCATAAGTGCCAACGCTGACAAGCTATCGATCTTCTGGTTGCTTTCAGCTTGGTTCAAGCTCAAGGATGCGTGTTTCCTACGCGAGTCCAGGGCCAATACAGCCAGCAATAGTTTTGGCTTTTAGTGCAAACGCGAGCGGTGGCATTTCCGTGTCTGGTTCCGCGAGTGGACTTCTTGGCCTAAGCGTAGCCGGGACCGGAGGCGTAGTATCTAGTGGCTTGGCTTCGACTTCTTTTGGTTTTATCGTAAGCGCAACTGGCGGACTGCAAGCATCAGGATTGTCTTCTTATTTGTTCGATGCTAGCGTGTCGAGTGTCGGAGGATTGACGACCGGAGGATCGAGTTCGACGCTATTCGGAATTATCGCAAACTCAAGCGGTGGCGTGCAAGTATCCGGTTCTTCTAATGCTATCTTGGGTCTTGCTTACTCGACGACCGGAGGATTAACCACTGGGGGGTCTTCTTCATATTTTGCGACGTTCATCGCAAACTCAAGCGGTGGCGTGCAAGTATCCGGTTCTAGCACAGGCATTTTTGGAATTGCTTACTCGGGAGTTGGTGGAGTAACAGCCGGAGGATTATCGGCAGCGATTGCGGTTATTGGGTACACTGGAATCGGCGGATTAAAGGTCTCGGGTTCTTCTGGTTACTCAATCCAGTTAGCGGCAATCTCATCTGGAGGCGTATCGGCATCAGGAACTGCATCCTACTTGGTAACTTTTTCATTTCTTGCTACTGGAAATTTGACGGTTTCTGGATATGGAATACCATTATTGTCGTTTTATCAAAGTTGCGGAGGAGGGGTTTACGTCTCTGGTTCTGCAAACAACTCTATAGGATTTAAAAACTACTCAACGGGATCTATTGTAGTATCTGGTACGAGCAAAGCATTTTCCGCAAATCTGTATTTCCAGTATTATTCTTCGTACGCAAAACCTGCTGTCGGAGGCATTCCATTGGTCCGTAGAAATCAACAGATAACAAACCTGCCAATTGGCAGGTTTATATCGACATCGACTGGACAAGAGGTGACTGCCGGAGTTGTCGCCGCGACATTTTATTCTGGAGGCAACTCTGGACCGATCACCGGCCTGGCTTCTTACAATTCAAGCGGTGGGACATGGGTGTGGAACACTATTGATGCGTCAGTTATGAACTCTGAATTAGTTGGTCTTTCATTTACACTTCAAGGCTGCATCCCAATTTTCCATTTGCTTTCTACAGAAGTAAATACTTATGTTTCGTCACAAGTGTCATCTGGATTGATAAATACTACCTCATTTGCAGGCGACTCTCTGCTTTCAACGCAGGCGGGCTTCTACGCAGGATCTGTTTTGCTCTTTACGAGCGGGAATCTTTCAGGAATATCTAGACGAATTACAAATTACGATGGGATAACAAAGACTTTTACCTTTGCAACATCTTGGCCTTCAATTCCCTCATTGCAAGACCAATTTATTATAATGGGGCGAATAGAATGATAAGGCCGACAAACCCAAACTTTTGGAATATTTCCAGGAAATTGAAGGGGCCGTTTAAAGACACCGATGCTTTTTATGGCACTGACTATGGGTTTGGTTTGGTTGAGTTGTTGAGCCTAACTGGAGAGTTCGATTCTATTGCAGTAGGAAGAAAAGAGCAGCAGTCTTGGCTGTCTTCGGAGCATCGCATTTCTGCCGTGTTTGAAATCAAAGGTTGTTCTTATCGAAATGACGGTAGTCAAGACACAAGAATACGAGTTGTTCCTTATTCGTTAGCAATAGAGTATCACGAGAATTGGCAGGATGCCGCTTACAGGAAACTGGATATGCTGGAAAGTTTGGTAATGAACATACTTATGGACAAATCAAACAGATCTTATGGCGGATTCACATTGGAGTGGATGTCAAGAATTGGCAGCGGGAAACAAATAAGATATTCGGTTCCATCGAAAATAAGACAGTTGGATGGCGAGTTTGGCTATAGAGTACCAAAAACAATTTCGGAAGTGTCGTTGTCATACTCTTGAGAGGTGAAAATGTCTCTTTACAGGAATGTAGCAGGCCAGATGGCGGTCGTTTACGCTTCAGACAGTTCTGGGCCAAAGCTTGGCGACGCTGCAAACATTTCGCTCTATATTAGCAAGGATGCGGGAGTTCCTCAGCTTGCTTCGACTCCATCTCCGACCGAGATCGGTGGCGGCTACTACGCACTAACTTTTAGTCAAAACGAGAGTAACGCATCTATTGTGGTTTTTTATGGCTCATCAACAACTTCTGGCGTTAAAGTGCAGGGCGGCAAAGAATACACAGTTGATCCCATATCTCCAATCTCTGGAACCATATCGACATCATCAATAAGCACTTTTAGCTTTTGTGGAAACTCTGGACTTCAGCAGATAGATCAATTTTATCAGGGAATGTGCCTTGTGTTTACTTCTGGACTTTTGGCTGGAGTCGCAAGAAGGATTACGGCATACGCTGGACTCACAAGGACGTTCACGTTCGCAAAGCCTTGGCCAGCAACAGCCTCGCCTGGAGATTCTTTTGCTATTGTCGGACTGATAGACTTGCCATAATAAAGAGCAATTCAATGCTTTACGGAACGAACAAGTCGTTGCTATGGTTCTTAGGAAGGCAGTCGTCTCCATTGCCTTCCAAGGTTGATGCTAGGTGGTTATTTAAGTCTTGCTGGTACTACGGAAAACACCCGTCTTCTCTTCAATGGAAATACTCAGATAGAGACGCATTCTATGGGACAGACATTGGACTTGGCATTATAAAGATTCTGGAACTTACTGGCCAATTTGATGAAGTGATTCTTACGCCAAAGCCAGTAGTGTCTCGTTCGACATTGGACAATTATGTTGTCGCAATGGTAATACCTATGCCTGTGAAACAAGTACAAGACGGATCTCCTCAAGTTTCTCTAAGATCTGTTTCGTATTCAATTGTAATTGAAGCGATAATTCCTACTCCAGAAGATTCTGCACAAGAGCTTGATAGACTTGAGAGTGTTGTCCTGAATTCTTTGCTTGGAGGTATTTCTTATGGAGGATTTACTTACTCTTGGAAATCTACAATTCAAAGAAACGACTATGCTTCGGGATTAGATCCAGCCAGGCAAAGATGGCTATCTGGTGTTTTTTCTTATACTTATTATTCTAAAGAAGGGCAATCTGAGAAAATAACATGGCAACGCTAAACGAACTCCCTGTGGCACCAGAAGAGACTGTATTCAACGGTTTGCTGTCAATCTTAAGAAGCAACCCAGATTTACAGAAAGCAAACGTAAAGATATTTTCTCTTTCTAATGGAGCAGAGAATACTCCTGCTGTTCAGCCGATCCCGTCTCCAGACCTAATGCCGGTGATTCGAGTTCGATGCGGCTCTTATCCAATGGCACAATGGACCGAACACCAGCATCGTGGCGTATGGACAATTTACCTTGAAATGTTTGTTGCGGGATTGGATGAAACGGACATGCTTAGGCTGTTCAGTGCAGTGAGGCACGCATTAAGGCCAGCCGTAAAGTACGGAACCGATGACGTTAGGCCAAGAATGGACCCAAATTCCAGCATTGTTCAACATGCTGAATTCGGCGGAGGCAGCAACGATATCGTTGCAGTCGGAGAGGGTGTTTATGCGATCAAATCGATTGCAACCTTCAGGATAAAGATTCAAGTCAATGCGGCTTGATTTTAAGCTGTCTCCGCGCGGAGACCTTCAAGGAGATTTAAAATGGCAGTTGTAGGAAGTTGCATTTATGCGAGGTGGTATCTTGAGGGTGCTTCTTACTGGGGTTCGTATCCAAGCCCAGTGACATCTTCATTCTATACGGTGTTCACTGAAGCCGGTTCAATGACGATGGATACAAACCCACAGCCTTTTACAATCAATACGGCAGGCTGTGGCATTTTAACTCACAAGTGGAAAAAGTTTGTCAAGCGAAAGTCCGTTGCAGGTTCGCTAAAAACTCCCATTTGGCCGAGCCAGTCTCAATTGATCGCGTTTGCTACTACTCCACAGTTAGTTGGTGGTCGCTATCAGCTTCCTTCCTATACTGTTGACATGTTTGACGGATTTGAGATTCGTCGTTTTACTGGCGTTAGAGTAACAAGTGCTACTTTTACGTCTGACGACTCGTCAGACATGCTAATGGGTTCATTTACCTTGATTGGAAAGCAGGAAGTGACACCTCCTGGAACCTTGACGGCTCCCAACCCAGGCACGGATTTCCCTATTGAGATCCCATACACGCATTATGACTCGTCTGGCTACATTACAGTGGGCGGCACTGTGATTAGCGGATACAAGAGCGTAGAACTAAAGGTTGACAACACGCTCCATATGCCCTTTCTTGATGGCGTGTGGATCAATCGAGCCAATCTAGCGCAGAGGGCAACGTCATGGCAAGTCGTGCTTTCAAAAGAAAACACGACTTATCGTCAAGCGTTTACAAACCAGACTGTCACCGCATCTTGCCTTCTGAAGTACACTCATCCGAACGGCACAAATAGTGTCACGTTCAACCTTCAGAACGCAGATTACCTCGAAAGTTATTCTGTTGATCGAAACTGGGACAGCGACCAGTATGAAACGCTTTCGTTCCAAAGCTTCCTTGACCCGACCTCGGCTACAGATCTTGCCGTTACTATCGTTTGACGGTGGATTCTCGCAATAGCATTCCTTCGCGGGGTTCTTTGGGGTCTTTGGCCAGAACCCAAGGAACCCCGCTTTATTTTAAGGAGGTGCAAATTGATAAATTTCAGTCTTCATTACGACAAGCAATTGTCTGCTCTGTCTGTTGGAATAGCTAGTGCTGACTTTGATCTGTTGTCGCTTGCTAACAAGCTTGCAGTAATCATGATAGAGGAAAACAAAAACGCAAGACTTGCAAGTATAGACAAAGATGGAAATCCTCTTAGTGAAATTGTTTTATCCACGATTGCCAGAAGAAAAAGAGCCAACAAAGGCAACGGTCCTCCTTTGATACCTGATTACATGAAGTCTAGGCTAATAGATACTGCCGAACCTGAAATCAATTTAATTTCAGATGACCATATTCAAATAATACTGCATTGGCCTGGAGCGGAACCTTGGCTAAAATACCATAAGACCGAATGTAAGACTCGAAATGGTATTCCATTTAAATCTGGCCAGCCAAGACCAGTTAGAGATATTGTCGGCATGGACAAAGGGTGGATCGAAAAGATTCGCCAAGAGGCCATCAAAGAAATTCAAAGCAGTGCCGCCAGCGGTTCTCCCGCACACGCCGGACTTCCTAATGGGCTGATCGAGGAGTTGATTTAATGTCTATACGCGAAGAGATCGTCCTTGATATTCAAAGGCAAGGCGGGGACATACTCAATGAGATGATTGCCGAGTTGGCAAAAGCAAAAGACGAGATGAATGTATTGACAGGATCTTTCTCTGGAGGAAAAAAGAATTTAGACGATTGGGTCAAGGCTCTTAACGAAGCAATCAAAAAAACAAAAGATTATAGCACCGTAGTCGAGGCAGCAAAAAAAATAGAAGACGATGCAAGAAGGAAAAGAGAAAAGGATGCGGCAAAACTTAAAGCTGATCAAAAAGAAGCCGAAAGAATAAACAACGCATTGATTAAAGATGCGAAAGCTTTGGCAGATGCTGAATCGCAAAAAGCTTCCGCAGTCGTAAAATCCGAATCTGATATTGCTAAGGCGAAAAATGCCGCTGCGTCTGGAGATTTAGCGACAACGAAAAAGCTTTTAGATCAAGCAAAGAACGAAAAGCTTAAGATCGAAGCTGAAATTAAAGCAAACAAGATAGCATCAAATTCAATTTCTTCGGGGTCTTCTGGAAACCCTTCCAATGCTAGCCAGCAGGCTCAGAATGAATTGGCCAGGAAGGCGATAGAGCTTCATAACAAACTCTTAGACGCTAAATTGAAGCTGACGGAGATTGAAGACGAACACACTCGTGCGATGGCTGCCAACGCTGTAACTACCGATCAAGCTATTAAAAAATCCGAAGAGTTGGCAACAAAAGAAGAGAATCTTAAAAAGGCTGTCATAGAACACGAGAAAGCAAAAGCGGAATATGCAAAAGACCCTAGTGCTGCAAACAAGTCAGCAGTAGACAGTGCCTACAAGGTCAAGATAGCTGAAGCCAGAGAGTATAAGAAGACACGCGATGAATTAGAGGAAATCGCAAGGAAGGCGATAGCCACGGACAACGAAGAGGCTCAGGTTGTATTAGAGAATGGTACAAAGCGAAAGAACTCAAACACGGTAGCAAAAGAAGCGGTAATAGGAAACAACAAGCAAATTGCCGAGAGCGCGAAAGCAAAAGCTAAAGCAGATCAAGAAGCATTGGATGAACAAAAAAGAATCGAGAAAGAGGCAGCACAGGCAGCTGCCGAATCTGTTCAGCAAAAAAAGAAAGAAGAAGCAGATCTTGAATCTTTAGTCTCAGCAAGGGCCGGAAATGTAAAACGCGCGCAGAAAGAAATGGATGATGCAAAGCGAAAGTCTGCTTCGATTGAAAAAGAAATAAATTTGATTGATGATGCTCTGTATGAGGAAAGAGCAAAGCTTGGAAATGCTGATCTCGAAAAGATTAAAGCACTCCAGGGAGAAAAAAAGAAGCTTGCCACAAGCTATATTGAGCAACAAAAGGAAGTAGCTAGAACAACCGACAATGTTGCGACAGCAGAAAAAAATGCAGTCGTTACAACCCGTTCAATAATGGAAGCTGTAAAAGAGCTAAACCTTGCCAGAAAAGAGCAGCAGCAAAAACTAAAAGATCTCGCTAATGCGCAAGATCAATATAACAAAAACAGCACTCCAGAAAACGAAAAGAAACTCGAAAGTGCGTATAACGCAGTAGCGGCTTCTGTCGAGAGAATGAAAAATGCAACCAATGGCATGAATGATTTGAACGACAGAGCCGGAGGCTCTTTGTCTGGAGTTGCCGATGCCGCATTTAAAACTGGCGAAGGACTTGAAAATGTTTCTTTGCGTTCAGGGCACTTGTCTAGGGCTATATATTATACGGCACAAGCGGCACAAGATTTAAATTATGGGTTTGTCGCAATTATCAACAATCTTCCACTCATTACTGAGGCTTTCGCAAAAGCGGCTGGAGCGGATCACCAGAAGGCTATGGCGTGGGCGGCTGGAGTTGGGTTTGTTACAGCGGCCTTTCAAGCACTTATAACACTCGGTCCAAAGGTATACGATTTCTTTAAGGCTATAGACCTGACAACGCTTGAAGGTCAAATGACGAGCGTTAAAAATGAGCTAACAATTCTCAACGGAATGAGCTATGTGTTTAATGTCGATCAAAGTCAGCTTTTTAAGCTTGAGTCAAAGCTTAAGGATCTTGAGGACAGGGAAAAACTTTTAAAGGCTAACCTTGAAAAGAAAAGCGTTGACGAAGTCGCAGCGGAGGAAGCCGCATCCAAAGTGCTTTCTGAGCATGGAGGTGAAAGGACTATCGTTGATAAAGACGGAAAGAAAGTACAGGTAAAGGGTGGAGAAAACATTAAAAATGTCTTGATGTCTGACGATTCTTTTTTGACTAAAAATGAAAAAGAAGAAGTAGAACAGCTAAGATTAAAACTTGAGAAAGCAAAGGAAATGCTTGATGAGATGCATGAGAATGGCGATCATTCATACACCCTGGCAAACTTAACAATACCCTACATCGAAAGTCAAATCAAAGGGATTGAAGGTAAACGAGCAAAAAGAGTCGATGAAAAACTTGGAAATTTTTCTGGAGCAGTGCCAGGATCGGAAGCCGAATTTTCTGATATTGTCAAAAGGAACAGAAAGGCACTTGAGGAGTCTGGAGTCGATGTAGACAAAATTCTTAAGTATGCTCCCGAGGTAAATAAGGAAAAGGCCAAGCAACATAGGTTGGATGGCACTAAACCTCAGTACGAGCAAGACGAGGAGATTGAGCAGGAGGTTAGGAAATCTCTAGACCCAGAAGGCGCAAGAAAGATTGCCAAAAACTCATTGAATCCACTTCAGGACGTTCAGAAGTTTAACAAGAACCTTAAAGAGAAGGCTGATAAAGAAGAGAAAGCTCCAGAGCAAGTCGAAAAGGCAATCGAAAACAGATCGGTGTCAAAGACTTTACAGGAAGCCAAAAAAGAGCTTGATAAGTTTTCCGAAGAAATGGTGACTGATGCCAAAGGAAGCGATCACGCTACCGCATATAAGAAAATGACAGAAAAAGTAAATGCCTTAATAAATAACGCAGTTACAAACAACAAGTCGATACCTGATAATCTTAAGTCAAAAGTTGCAGAAGATGTAATCGATAAAGCTATTTCAAGCGTAGAGTCCGACTACGTTGGAGGCGGAGCAGATGAAAGAATAGCCAAAGCAGAGGCGAAATCTAAGGCTAGGCAGGACAGAGAGAAAAGAATTGAAGATAACAAAGATAAGAGAATCGCGCAGAGTCATGAGAAGGCATTAGCTCCGCAGTTAGACATGATGGTGACAGAAAGCCTTCTGAATGGAAAAAGTGAAGAAGACATGGCCAAAGAGATTGGGCCTAAGATTGAGCAATATTTGCAAGGCATTGGAATGCAAGACCAAGAAGCCATAGAAAAAGAAGTTGCCGCAATTATCGATATTGCTATTCAAGACAATGAAAAAAGAGGCATGGCCAAGCCTGGCGGTCTTCAAGAACATCTTCAGGATGTATCGAAGATTGCCAACAAAAAGCAAATCGAAGAGCAGAAGGCAGCACAAAGCCAGGCCAATAGCCAGATGAGTCATTATCAAAGCCAGGTCGAAAAGCATGCCAACGAACTCGACCGTTCCTTTGGTGGACAAATTCACGCAAGCGTAGCCAGAGGAAGAATAAATGGCATGGATGAGGCATCGATCATGCAAAATCTAATGCCTCATGTGTATCAATCGGCCAGGCAGTCATTGAACGAAAACTACTCCGATCAAGACGCGATGGCGATTGCGCAGAGGATGATTGGCAAGCACCTGGACCAAAACAGGGCCTCCTCTGTTGCGCACGGGGCTAGAAACGATCTGAATCAAGCATTGATTAACAATTCAAACGCACAAGCTAATTATGCAGAAAACAACCAGAAGGTCCAGGAAATCAACGGCCAGAGGCTGAACCAGAATACAAAGAATCTTAAGAGAGCTACTAGGGGCCTTCGTAATGGCGTGACTCAGATGCAGACATTCTATCCGGGAATAAACTGATGAGATTTTCTATACAGGTGAACGGCCAGGCTATAGACTTATCGTCTGGCTACAGTTCATTTCTTCCTGCATTTCTTGAATACACAACGGACGAATTTGACACGTTTGTATTCAGCGAGATAAACACTTGCCCTCCCGGATCTTATTCTTTTGGTATGCCAGTAAAGCTTTTTCTAGATTCAAATCAATACCCATGCTTTGTTGGCAAGATATCTGATATCAGTTACGATTACTCGGAGGACATGCAATGGACTGTGAGCTATACGGTTCATGGTCTGAAATATTGGTTAAATTTTATTCCTGTTATCAGCAATTACGATACTGCTGACTACAACTTCAATCTTCCATCTAACGATCCAGGGTACAATCCTTATTTCTCTGGATTGACAGTCGGCCAAATGTTCAAGATTGTCCTCGACAATCACATGTCAAAACTTGTTGCTGCTGGCATCACAGGCTATGTCCAGTCTGATCTTGATGCAATGACGATAGTACCGCCAGCTCCAGTCAATATTGGTGGACCAAAAATACTTGACGCTCTTCAAGGCGTATTGAGTTCGTGGCAAGCCAGGTACTGCATTCGTGTCAAATATGATACAACGAATGGACTTGCTTATTTGCGATTTGAGAATCCGTTTAATTATTCGTCGAGTACACTTACTTTCGGAGTTGACCCAATAGATCCTTCCTCTTTTTCATGCAAGCCCGATAGCAAAGATTGCTATGGAAGAGTTGAGTATAGGGGATATGCCAAGGTCGAGGCGGCAATTCTTTCGGTAAAAGAAGGTACTTTGCTTCAAAGCTGGACAAGCACTCAGCAGACAAACTGGAACTGGAACCAGTTTGCTAATCCTAGCGGAATGATTTCGATTGGTACTGTTTCGAATCTTTCTACGGTTGATTGTTATTGCAAGCCAGATAATCCTTCAGAGACATGGACTGCTAACCAGTGGAACGCAACGGGAACGTGGATCTACCTTCAGTATGCAGCTGGAACAAATGCAGGCAACATAACATTTGCCGAGTACAGAAGGCTCAACTCAAATCAAGCACTTACCGCAGGAGGGACCGCAAACGTCTCCTGGGCGGGTGATATTCCTGTGACTGGAACAAACTACAACAGGTATCGAATTGTTGGATCAAATAGCTCGACTTCTGACGTTTGGAGAAAATACACGATAGCAAATAGCTATGTGGCAACTCATCTCGTGAATAGCTTTCCTATTCCAGTGCCTTGGGCTGTATCTACAACCGTCTCTCTTATCAAGTATCCATCGGCACTCGTTTTTTGGGGTAATGCTGGTTCCACATACGGAAACAACACATACAATGTCGCTTGTGGTCCAGTTCTCTTCGAGATTGACAAGATCAATGGGGTTATTCGATTCAGAGAACCGACCGTCAAGCCATTTAATACTCAGGCGAACTTGAATACTGGCGGGTCCAGTGTGACGCCTCCTTGGGATGTTCAAATCATTGTGCCATACAGTCTGGGTACGCTTGTCGCTTCCTATCCTCCTGACTCATACGGCAACCAAAATTATTCCGGTACGTTTTATACTGCTACGGGAATTCAAAGAACTTTGACGTTCACCGACGATAATTGGATCGACCCTCGGCAGGCAAGCCAATATCAAAACGTATGTCAAATGCTTCAGGAGTGCTACAAGGACGTGAAGTACGATGGCGAGGTTTCGTACATGGGCCTTTATACGTCCGCACTTTATCCTCAATTCAAATTGAATTTTGCCGTCAATGAACTTGTTGGCGTATCTCAAAGTTTGGGTCTTGAAGGGATTAACTGCCCTGTGCGAGTTGCTAGAATAACCTGGAATGCGAACGGAGGTGCGGACGATTTCACGACAACGCTTCAGTTCAACAATCGCAAGCAGCCAGTGACCGGCCAGAACTATTTCATTCACCCTGCCTTCGCAAGCGTCGAGAATGCCTTCCACGCGACTTCTGTCGAGCAAGCCCTGTCTTCTATGTCTGGGTCTTCTCCGTTCAATGAGGGGGCATTTAACGGCACTGGAGTGGGCTTCCTGGGCATGAACACCGGAGAAGGAATCAATGTCGATCAGGGCGGCAATCTTCCTGTTCCTAAAATGGGATTTGAGTCTGGTCTTGGCATGGGCGTCGATCCATCGCTAGGTGGTGACGCACGGGGTTTAGCAGATCAGTTGTTTGCGCCGGATGGCTTTAGCGGAGCAGATAGATTCCAAGGGAATGGCAATCGTGGCAATCTTCCAAAAGCTGAAGACATGGAAGGATTCGTGGGTCCACCAAGGCCCAAGCCAGAAGACATGGAAGCGGCACAGGGACCACAGAACCCTAACGATATTGCAAAGCCTATGGGTATGGTCGGTCCTCCTCGACCGGCTGTTGGGCCAATGGGAGAATACTTGCCAACCGAACCCAGGAAATCCACGTTTGTTCCAGAGACTCCGGCCTCAAAGTTCGTTGGGCCACCAGACCCAAGGACCGCATTACAGAGAACTGGGAGGTCTGGCGAAGACTCGTCTTCAAAGCCGTCCTCTCAAGACGTATTGAAAGACAGGAATTCTAGACTTGTTGAACAGGGAAAGATTTTCCCAACAACAGAAGCACAAACAAACAGAAAAAGCACTCCTAAGCAAAGCACTGAAGACATTCTTGATAAGCGAGACGCGAGAATCGCAAGGGACGGAGACAATAAAAAAGAACAGTCTGTGGAGATGGGCAGAGGTCTTGGTGGAAGGGAGTATATGACTACACCATCCAAAACTAATGCCTATTCGCCTATTCAGTACTCATCTCCCATGGTCGGACCTCCTGACATGAGATCTCAGGATCGCAAGAGGGAAGATCAAAAAGATAGTGATCTTGATAGGTTTCCTGGACCAAGTACTGAAGATTATGAGAATGTCAAGAAGCTAAAATCGACGTACAATTACTTGCCGCCTTCGATTGGCCAGTACGGCCAATAGAAAATGAGAGGTTTTGAATCATGGTATCAGACATTGAGGCGAGACTTAGATTCCTTGAGCAAAAGCTTGCCAGGATCGAGAATCTTCTTAAGAGCCTACAGTCTCAGCACGAGCAGGCTAACACCATGCTTCAAATGACAACTTCGGTCAATCAGAGCAGCGCATCATGATTAACGATATTGAAGCCAGGTTAAGATTTCTGGAACAGAAGTCGTTTGGGATTCAGAGAAAATCCGACTTGCTAAAAGGGGAAATAGGCAAGTTCGCGCAGGATGTCATGATGACATTAAGTGGATTTCAAAACGGAGGAAACGGAAAAGTAGATTTTATTATTTTATTGACAGGTTGCAATGGGTTGCCTTTGGATAACGAATACATTTCCGTTGTTCCAGTTTTAGATAATCGATATACCTCTGGATGGCCAACAGACGATTATGCGATACTTTACATCGATTCAACTCACGTTCAAAAGACCGATAGGAATGGATACGCTAAGTTCAGCCTAAGTTGGCCTATGTACTACGATAGGGACGGAAACGGATTTGACATTTCGAGCGGAAATTCCTGTCATTTTATAAAAAATTCTGATGGTTTTTGGGTAATAGATAAAACTCAGTCTAGCCAAACCACTGGCATTATAAAATACTTTGCATCGGTAGTTATGAATAAAGTATTTTCTTATTACTTAGATACCAATGAAATTAGAAACTATTACTGGATTTTTAATGATTTCTTATCTGTAACTCCTAAGGTAAACACAAACTCGGACACAAGTGATCGTCCAGGTTTTTTCGTTTCTACTACACAATGGTCGAGTGCAATAGCAAATAGCCCCAGGCCAAGGAAATTAAGAAAAGTTATTATTCCTGACGGAAACGGAAATAACGCAATTATTGATTATGACTATTTGGATAACCCGGAAATATGGGGAGATACTCTTAGGTATGGGCTAGTATACACAGACATTTACAAAGAAACAACCGCCTACGGATTATATGCCATTCAGTGGGTCATTCAATCGGACAGTTATCAGCAAAGGTCGTCTGTTTCGAGATTGACTGCTAGAGTTCCGTCCTACACGTCAAGATCCGGCGGATTAACCCTTCCGGTTGCCTATGGAGTTCAAACTACATCGTGTGACAGCGGTGCGGCAACGGCATCATTTTCAGGAAATCCCATTCAGGTTAAATTCGACTTTTCATCGACCCGTATTTATTCTTTGACTGGAATAGACCATGTAACAATGGAGGATTGCGGAGATCCTCCGTACGCTTATTTTGCATATCAGTACTATAATGCAAACAATTTATCTAATCCATGGATTGACAAAAATGGGTATTACGCATATCTATCGGACAGCAACACCTTATCTTACGGATATGTCAACGTCAGCAGGCGTCTTGACCTAACTTTTTCTTATGATAGAACGATAGTTTACCCTGGAGCAAGTGATTACATTATTAGCAAGACCAAATTGCAAACAGTTTCATTTAGTTTTCAGTCAAATCCTGGGTCTTATGTTTTAAATAAAACACCTACTGGAGTTACCTATTGGTATAATTTTTCTTTTGATATTTTTAACCAAAAGCCAACATTAACTGTGAACGCAAAAACTGTTAATGGATTCTATATATACGGAGGATATTATAAAACAAGTCAGACTGTTGTAGACGTTCAAGAGTCGGCTGTATCTTACATTGGGACAGGGTACGGTCAATCGTTTGAATTTATTTTTAATGGCAACCTTTCTAAAGACCTTGGCGTAGGAAGCGTCTCTATAATTTTTAAGGAATTTGACGCAGCAAGACTTTTTTCTACCACTGGGAAAAGAGTATTGTCTAGCGTGATGGACCCGATCATAATCACGGACAACAATAATGTTATAAGTTCTTCACTTGTGGCATTGAGGTACGATTACTACAAGACCAATACCAACAGAAAGTTTTTTGTTAGCTCAAAGATTCAGCCTTGCATGGCTTATAATCAAAGCAAGGATGTTTTTGAAAAAGTAATGGGATACCCTGTTTATTGGTATCAATCATATTATGCTTACGATGAATTTCTTAACTCGCAAAATGCATGTAGCTTGCAAATAATCTACAGGACGATATACGGTCTTCCGCAATGCGCATCATCAAATGGTAACACCTTTCCTTGTGGAAACATATATGGAAAAGAAAATAATGGTCAAATCTTCGATTCCGTGTATGGAAATGATTCTGGGGTAAGGCAAAGCTTAACTTTCGTTTCGCATAATAATTCCACGCACACTGATACTTATTCTGTTCCAACTTCTGTGTCCGACTTATTGGGAATAACATCGGTAACTATATCGCACGGAGATCGAAAAGATTATTTAATTTTTGATGTGAGTTTCGGGTTCGACAACAACAGCCAAGGGTGGTATGGATATCCGAGCTACAGTGCGTCCAGAGGTGCATTTTGGGACAATTCGCATGGATCTGCTGTCGGATGCCTTTCGGGGTTTGCAAGCACAGGATATGGTGGCGACCTGCCTTTTTCTTTCACTTATTCTGGGACTTGGCAAAGCTTAGGGGTTCCAGCAAATGCCATGGTTCAGTCGATTGGTCTTCATTTGAAGGAAAACGGACGAGGCGGAGTTACTTCAAGTACTTTTGGGCCGCATGTTCTCGCCGACGCGAATGGCGCGACTCGTGAAATAATGAGGATGCCTGAGCAGATCCAGCCTGTATTCCCAGACTCTTGGAGGCAGGTTGTTTGCGAAAATGTCGTGGTTCCTCTTGATATGCAATCGTCATCATCTTCAATCAAATTGATCTTGAATGGTGTTGCTGCCGGAGGAGACACCAGCGACACATATGTAAGTTTTGACGATGTAGTTTTTACGATATTCTACAAAGCTCAATCAAATAACGGTCCACCGCTTTCATGATCAATCAATTGCAGGCAAACTCGATAAAAGTTGAATTTGAAGTGCTGCGAAAGCATCATATGGCGGCTTTCGATATGGACGGAGTTTTGTGTGAAGAGCCAACTCCGGGAACATTTGATCCATCAAATGCCGTTCCTTTCTACATTCCCGACCACCCTATTCATCTGATAATTACAGCCAGAAATGAAAAATATAGACAGCAAACCCTGGATTGGCTCGCTAAGCACTCCGTCACGGCCTACCGAGTCGCCATGCCGACCTGGGAAGAATATCCAGGATTGGAAGCGGTCGCCCGATGGAAGGCCGAGGAGTACCGAAAGAGCCGACTTCCGATGTTTGTTGAGTCAAACATCGACATAGCCAGGATCGTCGCCAGGGAGGCTTGTATGCCTGTCTATTGCCCATCGGCCAGAAAGACTATAGAGCCTGAAAGTCCAGTTCTTGGAAACTCGGACGCCATAGGGAGAAGGGTCAGGGTTTGCCCTCATCGCCTCGACCTGTGTTGCGGGTCAGCGAGATGTGCAAAAAGGGATCATGTCATTGTCTATCGTGACGATTGCCGTTCTTGCCCGGACTTGCCTTTGCCTGAATACGCGACTGTACATGGCTAATTTTTTTTGCTATAATAGTGTACATTTGAATATTACTTTTCAAAGGAAGATTTATGGACTCGCATGACCCAAGAAGCCCAAACAGGATAGCCTGGCTTCAGAGCCTGAACCAATGCGCGGATCGCAGAGATAACCCGGTCCCAGTCGGCGGAATCGTAAGTCGATATCAGACGCCAAATAAGAGAATTGTGATCAGAGCTAACCTGTATGGTCACGGCGGCTACGGGCAGCTTGCAGAATGGACTGGCAGGGAACTTGAGTCGCATGGAATCCCTGTAGCGTACGACCCGATAGCAGTTATCGAAGAATTTATTCCTTTGCAAGCTTTTGTGCGAGACCGACTTATCGTTTCGCCGGTCGATAATTGGGAGCTTTTGCTCTCTACGCCATCAACCAAACCTATGCCCAACAAAAATAGCGTGTTTTTTTCAATGTGGGAGACTACTGGCATAAATCGGACATCTGTGTCCAATTTAAATCAGTCAAAGTTTGTTATTGTGCCATGCAAATTCAACAGAGACACCTTTTTTGATTGTGGAGTGAATGTTCCTATCGATATCGTGCCTTTGGGAGTCGATGGAGATAAATGGACTTGCACGGACATGCCAAGGTATCCGTCTGGAGACACGGTGTTTGTGACAGCCGCGAGGCATTCCCATGGTGGCGTAAGAAAAAATACTATTGATATGGCGAGAGCGTTTTGCGAGGCATTCCCTAAAGGTGACGAGCCTGTTCAATTCAGAATCAAGTGCTTTACGGACTGTCAATCGCATCTTGATAATCTGCCAAGAGATAAAAGAATCAGAGTCTACAAAAACACCATGACCGATGACCAGTTAGTCGATTGGTGCAAAGAATCCACGGTTGGAGTTTTTTGTTCAAGGGGAGAGGGTTGGGGCATGCACATACACCAATTCCTTTCAATTGGGAGGCCGGTGATTACATGCTTTGGTTCGGCGATGAACGATTATTGCAACCGCGATGTTGCTTTCCCTGTTGAGTTCAAGTGGGAAAAAGCGAGAGACTGTTATGAAGACAGTGGATCTTGGATGGTCCCATTGAGGGAAAGCATGATAAGCACTTTTCAATATGTATTTAATAATAGATGCGAGGTTCAGAAAATGTCTGGTTTATGCGCGGTGAAAGCGAGGGAGTTTACCTGGAAAACAATGGGAAACAAGCTTGTAGAAACACTGAAGATGCGTGGACTACTAAAAGAAATTGGATTTCCAGATGTATAATAACGACGAAAAAAACAGAGAAATGATTGCCGAGATTCAACTTGGCGATAATCAGGCTCTGGAAGAACTTATCAACTTGAACATGCCGATGGTAAAGGCAGTTGTTAGAGACGTTCTGAAAGGGTGGTCCAAGTCAAGAAGGTCGAATTTCTCAAGCGATCTGCAACAAGAAGGCGTGATAGCCCTTATTGAGTCATCTCGCAAGTTCAACCTTGAGTCAAAGACTATTTTTTATTCTTATGCAAAGAAAGCGATATATCGACGGGTTGTCAGAAAAACGAGAGACATGCTGATAGTCTCGATTCCAAGCACTGTACTCGATTGCAATATGGAAGCATCGAAAGCCGCATTTAGTCTTGAGGCGATAGGCAATAGCAATGGTGGCTTCGAGGGAATGATCGAGAGAGAATGTTGCTTGACGAGCGATGGTGGAATGAGTCAGATTGAAAACGTAGAAGACATGGAATTTGTGGACTCAATATCAGACATGGTCGATGCTATGCCAGAGATGCTCGCCAGGTGCGTCAAGCTCAGGCACGGTTACGAGAAAGGCAAATGGTGCTGCGAGAACAGCATGTCTTATCGAGAGATGGGCCATGAGCTAGGAATCTCTCATGTGTGGGCAAGGGTTGTTTATACTCTCGCCCAACAAGAGTTAAAAATGATGGTTTGCGACATGAGGAACAAAATTTAGGAACAGACAGAAATTCGATAAATGGCGACGTTGTCCTCAAACTGAATTAGTTCTGCTTCAATGCGAATTACATCCCCATCGCTAGGTGGATGGAATGGGCACACTGAGTACTCGTAAACTAACCCGATCACTTTTAGTCCGGCGACATCGATATTGACGATGTCATATTCGACCGAATACTTGAGTTTTGAGTGGTTTCTTTCTTTGACCTGATGAGCCACTAAAGAAGTAGCCTCTATCAGCTTGTCTTTAATTAAATGCGTATCATTTATGATCTCGCTGATTTCTGTTGTCATCTTGCGTTGTGACCTTCTTCGGAAATGATGACAAAAATGCCTTTTTCTCGAAGAGATTTAAGTTCTTCTAAAGCCTTTGTTCCTTCGTCCATGAACGGTTTCAACGGTTTTTTCTTTTTCCATGATTCGATCATGCCAGACAATGAGAGTTCCATCGAAATCATTGCATTCTTGTACCGTTCCATATCAGCTTGCATAAATTGGCTCCTCGCACTTTAGCACTATTTCTCGGATCTCTTTGATTGCGTCCGTAAAGTTTTGCAACTCTTCTTCCGTATCAACCCTGCAAACAAGCTTTTTGGCAACATCATACAAATCCACGGCATTTGCTATGATTTGCGAGTCGAAAGGATCGGGAAGCCTGTCTCCCAATGCCTTGGATTTTTGCAGAAGATCGTAAATCTCGGTTGCACTCACTTTGACTGGCAAAGTATTCTCCTTCCGTATTCGGCCATGCACAGAGCGTCTGCAATTCCATCGTGAGACTTTCTTGATCTTTCGGTGGCCTTTAAATCAAATCCCGGCCACCGCCGATTGCAATATGCGATAGAGTCGTTCTTGTCCTTATTTGCAAATCCATCAAGCACGACCTTCTTCCATCTTTGCGGTGTCACGAACTGATAGGGAAGGCCAAGCGTTCCAACGACTCCTTCGATAATTCCAAGAGATCTTCCGAACGAAAACACGGAAGCCACTCCTTGTTTTGGCATACTGTGAACTTGTTCTATGATGACAAGTAAAACAACATATACTTTTTCATCGCAAACATATCCCCCATCGTATTGAGAGAGCAAAGACGCTAGGCCGTTGGGATCAATCGAGTTCTTTTTTGATTTTGTTACTGGCATCGGTTTGCCAGATATTGGAATTCCTGTGTCTTTGTCAATTACGCTTATGCCGCCACTGATCCCAGGATCAATTCCAATCACTACGTCTTTTGCAAATTCATTTCTGTAAAGCATTAGATTTGCTCATCCTGTTCTTCCCACAAGAAAGCCAAGGCTTCTTCTTTGGTCAAGAAAAAACTGACACCTGGACCTTCGTCGCTCTTGTCTTCCGAGAACTCTTCGCTCGAAATACAATCTCCCGGCTTGAATTGCTTCCCGTCCGTCAGGCGCTCGTAAACTGCCTCCCCTGGGTTCGACGGAGACAGAAGGACTTCTGAGGCTCGGCACCATCTAAATGGCCCGTTGGTGCGTTTAGCGTAGTCAGGAACAACGATCAGGCCGACCACTCCGTTTCTGAACGCCTTGAAGGCAACGAAAGATCCAGATTGAGGGACGATAGACTGAGACGCGATGGCTACCTCAATTCCTCGGCATTCGTCAGCGTGGCTGTTCGCAGTAGAGCATCCTGACATGATAGCCTTAAAAAAATCAGATCTTACAAAAACAGACTCAGACCACGACGACATGGAGAAGTCGGCAAACCCGAACTGAGAGTCAAAGACCATGCCGTTTATCTGAGAGTATCCAAAATCTGCACCGTAGAACTTGGTGTTTTTGATGAGTGTATCGGACAGGTCAGCGAAAAGAAAAAGCGAGTCAGAGAAGTCGCACCCTATGAAGGTCGATCCAGTAAAGTCGGCATGACAAAAGTCTGACCTTTTAAGATCGGCTTTATACAGCTTCGAGCCTCTCAAGTTTGCGTAGGAAAGGCTAATACCTCTCTCGGTCGCCATCTCCAGGGCTTCACGTCTTGTATTTGCTTCAGGAATCTCGCAGATGCATGTTCCATGCACGCTCATAATTGTGATGGCCATGATTTGACCTTTCTTTTTGGTCTCCGCGCGGAGACAAGTCTTCTCTTGTGCCGACACATTCTAGGTTTGCTCTCGTTGCCTGGCAACCTTATGGCAACTAGAATACGGCATGGCAACCACTTGCTTAAAGAAGGTCATCAATTCAGGCAGGCCGGGAGCTTGCCAAGAGGTGATTGTTGCTGCGCGTCGGTATGGACTAGAGACGGGGGGATGGAGTCGTCCCTTTTTTTGGAATGGGCATTGGGGTGCTGTCTGGCTGAGAGCATACGGACTGAAGGAACTCCAAAGAGGCCCAGGCAAAATGTTTTTTCGAGTGCCTTTTGCCAACGTAAGGGATTCGGATGGGACCGCATGGTTTGGCAGCGTTAAGAATGATGGTTGCGTCAGAGTAAGAGAGGCGATACATCGTTTTCGCAGGCCGATTATGTTTGTGACTCAGTCAAAGAAAATTGGAGATGATCCCAAAAGGATGGCCGATTGGATAGAAAAAAATGCAATCGAGGTTCTGAACGTCGAGTCTTACGCCGGTACTGACATGGGTCTGGGCATGCCTTACTTCGCAAAAAGGTTTATGGTCAAGGTTTTTCTGGAGCTTGGGCTGAAGGCGTTGCAGGTAGAACATGATTTTTGGACTCCAACTCACTTCTTGCATAGCGAGTGCTGGTGCAATTACGGCCCCCAGCGCAATCTTAATAACAATGTTCATCATAAAATTGAATTTTTGACTTTGGACGTTTCGAGTTATGAGAAACTCAAATCCCTAAATCATTTTCAGCGTTCACACTCTTGTCATTCAAGTGACGAAATCGTTGATTTCAAAGAAGTTCCAGAATATCCCTCAATGCCTTTCGTGAGGCATTGGGGCGTGTACAAAGAAGGTCGAATGGGCATCCAAGCAATCGAGTGGATCAAATGAAAAATGCTTCTGCGGTCGCTGTTAGTCTTACTGCAAATATCTTCCCGATTGTATCCAGATGCACGCGCGTCGATTCCGATGACAAGAGCGACGAAAAGACCAAAACGGAAATTGTTGCGGTCAGGCTGTTTGATGGCGAACCTGCGGAAGAAATCGTCCTTTCAGAAGTTTCTGACGATGTTGCAATGGCGTGCCTTTCCTTGCATCATCAATTTGAACTGAAGTGCCTTCGTGACATCGACCTTAATCTTGGTCGAGCGATCCCTAAAGACGGCAATACTTTTTGGGATGTCTTACGCGAAGTTGTCGATGATAACCCTTTAATTGACACTGTGATTTTGCCAGCGACGTTCCTTAGTATTTATCCTCGCTCGCTAGTTACTCAAACTGAAAATAAGACTCTTATGGGCGAGGAGGTCTTGTATTTCAGATCTGCCGAATTTCCAGAGCTATTTTTTTCTATCGACGCAGCACTTAGCGGACAAGCAATATGTATGGTTTCTAGTGATTTTCGGATCAAGATAATTTGCTGCGAGACACTTCTGGACGATGCTTGTTTTATGTCGGCTTGGATCGAAATTGCAAGTGTGCAAAGTGGGATCGTCATAATGATTCCAGAAGATCCGGGCAGCATATGGGGTGAAGAAAAGGAGTCAGCCGATGACGAGTGATGTCGTTTCTGATCCTCCCTGGGTTGAATATGCGAGATGGCTGATTCTTAACAAGTACGAATCTGCGTACACTCGTTTTTGCGAAAGAGCATGGGCTATCTATCTTTCTCAACCCGAGAAGATAAGATCCCTGGAGTACTCGTATACGCAAGCGTGGATCGAGCTTCGTCTTGTCAGTCCCGAATGCAATTATCAACCTCAAGGCGTTGCAAGCAACTCACACGAAAACATACGGCCAGGCAAGCCAACTTTTGGATACACGAAATCTGGTCATTTGATAAGTATAGAAGAAGGGAGGAGCGAGTCAGATCAAGAATCTGATCCGGTTTTGATGGTCAGTGGAGAAGGATGGCTTTTTTGGGATGCGTGCAAGAAACATGACATCCTTGTGAAAAAATCAGCAAGGTCAAAAGTCAAACAGAAGTCGGTTTATTCTTAAGGAGCATGAAATGCCAAGCAAGAGCAAGAAGCAGCACGACATGATGGAAGGCGCATCTCACGACAAGAAATACGCCAAAGAGATGGGAGTTCCTCAGAAGGTCGCCAAAGACTACACCGATGCCGACAAAAAGTCTGGCAAGTACAAATCAAAGAAAAACAAGTCCAAGTGAAGTCAACAGGAGTTTAAATGCTTAAGCTTTATGAGATTCCTGAAGAATATAGAAAGCTCATGGCTCAGGTGGACGAGGCCAACGGCGAGCTAACTTCAGAGATGGAAGAATCGCTCAATGCAATTGAGGCGAACATTGAAGCCAAGGTTGACGGTGTCGTCACGCTGATAAAGGAAGCTGAAGGGGAATCTGCTTCATTCGCTGCCGAAATCAAGAGACTGCAAGAGCGAAAAAAGGCTTGCGACAACAGAGCCAAAAACCTGGCTTCCTATGTGATCAAAACCATGGATCAGATAGGCATGGACAAGGTCAAGACAACACGCTTCACAGTCGCTCCTCAATTCGCAGGCAGGCCGTCCATTTCTTGGACAGGACTACCGGAAGAGATTCCAGATGAGTTCAAGCGAACAAAGCACGAACTTGATGGCAATGCCGCTTTTGAAGCGTGGAAACTAGGCGTTCTGAATTCAGAGCGTTTTGAAGTTCAAAAAAGCCGATTCCTATCAATCCGATAGGATTTATCATGCCAAGCCTAGAATTCAATAAAACGCTGCAAGAAATTGCGTTTTCCTACGATCAAATCCTCAATGCAATCGATATGCTTGCCGTTCGGCCCGTCTGTCGAGGTTGTGGCACTGACATACTTCCGACAATCGAGGCTGCGAGGTCGGCTATAGACAAGTTCTTGTCAACACCAAATCCTTGCGATAGTCCTGGGATGTGTCCAAGAAGACTTTGGTGAGAACTTGGGATTGACAAACAGGTAAACACTAACGGCCACTCTGGTTTCCCAGAGTGGCCGTTAGTGCCACCACAAACAAGAGACTGCTTGCACAATGTATTGCGAGGCGGAATCCGTTCCGCCTTCAACATAATCATAGGCAGTAGTGTACGGATGGTCAAGACTGTCTATCAATTGCAACTTTGCACGCAAGGTCCAAGTCAGGCTCCGGCTTTGCGTAATTCAAGGTCGTGGTAACGTCGGAATGGCCCAACACGGCCCTGGCGGCATCGACGCCATATTTCCTCCTGATCTCTGTCGCGGCCAGGTGACGAAGGGCATGCGGCGACCAGATTGGGATCTTGTTTTTTTGGCATGCAAACCTGATGACTCCGCGATAATTTTCAGGCGTGTATTTTGTCCTGTACTGGTTCTGAAAGATCTCCTGACTGTCAAGTCGCATGGGAAGGTATTTGCTTATTATGGCTTTTGCCTTTTCTCCTAGAGCGACTTTCCTGATTTTATTTCGATGGGAAGTTTTGTTGAATTCGGGCGGGACAACGTACACCCAGATTTCGTTTGAGCGGTCAATGTCTTGAGGTCGCATCGCGCAAATCTCACACGACCTCATGCCGGTCATGATCTGAAGATCGATCATGTCTTTGACTCTTTCGCAGGTATACTCGCGTACAGTCTGAATGTCTTCTGAAGGCGGAGGTTTTCTTTCTGGCCTGTCTGGAGCTTTTGACCTTCCAATTCTTTGGGTATCAACAATTTTTGATTTCATCCATGCGTCAACCTGGCAATAACCTCTGACTCCGGCCCAACGCAAGAACACCGTAGTTATCCTGTGCCTATCATTTACTGAACGCCTGACCAGTCCATCGTTGATCCACTTTTCAATGAGCATCAGAAGACTTTTGGGTTGAAACTGATCCATCGGCAGTGAGCCAAATAGCTCAACAAGATCCTCAAGTGCCGCCTTGATGTTTTTGACCTGCGAGGTCGGCTTTCCTCTCTTCACATAGTAGATGGAGCAATAGTCCAGGTATTGCTTGACAGTCCATTCAATCGTCGACTTTGTGTCCGATGATTCATAGACGGTTGTTCGTCCTTTGGCTTCCCACTGGCCAATCAGTTCCCCGTATTTTTGTTTGGCCGCTTTGAGATCGTGGCCGAGGTAATGGTCAAATCCCGAAAGCCGAACAACATACTGTCCGCTAGCATGCGTTCTCAACATCGGTATTTTGTTTTTAGTAAGCCGAGGCATGGCGTTCTCCCCAAAAATAGTAAGTACCATTTTCAGGTTCATTGTAAACGCCTTTATTTAAGAGTCAAACACAATATGTTTGGCTCATAGTTTCAGATTCATGTAAAAGACGCAAGGCATTGCATTGCAATAACTTGCGTCTTTGCATGTACGAACGAATACTATTTTTATAGTGGTCACAACGTGGTAATTTACTATTTTTATTATGGCAACATCTTGATCATTACTTTAAAAGTGGTATTTACTTTTTTGAGCCGACAAACAAAGATTTGACATCGTTCCGAGCCTGTTTTATTGAGAACAACATGGAAAACGAACAAAAGCTCAAAGTTCCTGTAAAGCTTGAATCTTTGAGGCAGGTATCCGTGCGAGTTGGGAAAAACTTGGCTCCTGAAACGGCACGGAGGTCATGGCATCTTCGTCTCAGTGATGGGCAGATTGTTGAACTGAGCATCGTCTTCGCAAGGCGAAGCGTTTGGTTCAATCGAGTTCTCGATAGAGACTGGACTACCTGGGGCGTTGGGCCTTTTGTGATTGCGTTTCGACTCAGGTAAATTTTTCTCAAGGTGGGTTTCGTCTCTAGATCGGATGACCTTTGCAACCTCGCTTTTCTTGGTTTGCGTTGTCTCGGAATTGAGAAGTATTCTCAAAGATTCTCGTTCGCCGATTCGCTCGATTTCAATATTGAGTGTTTGCCGAATTGCAGACGCTCCCTCGACCGGCAAAGAGTCGTTCAGAACAAAACCGACATCAAGATCCGCTAGAGAGCATAGTGTCAGAAGCGTGTCATAGTCTGGCTGATTAGCTCCACTGAGCCATTTGCTAACCGCGCCATGCGAACACCCCAAATGCTTCGCAATAAATTGCAGCGATATGTTTTTGAGAAGAATCGCTCTCTTAATCTTGGCGTGCCAGAGATTGGTTGTTGTCATTTCTCGTTCTATTGACCGTTACTTGGGTCTAAATGTTGATTTCCAAAAAGTACTTGATTGTCCTTTAATGGAACGATATTCTTTTTCTCATCAGGATGAGTGCCGACAGGTTCACCGAGGTGGCTCAATGAAAATTGTCAAACCGGATCACACAAATAATAGGGAACGAGTCAAAATAAGGATTTCAGAAGACGCATATCTTTTAGCCACAATAAGCGAAACCAGACACCTGGATAAATCTCAAATGTCTGGTTTTATAATCTCTGGAAGATTTGCGATAGGCGAGATGGAATTGGTTTCGGCTCAAGAAGAACGTCGAGACACTTTGTCTCTGCGTTTGTTTTCGTAGGGATCAATCGGTCCAGGCTGGACTGCCAGACCGACCAGCCGTTTCATCGCAGTAGATAGTTCTGAGGGATCGTCGTCCGAGGAGGACACGGCGCGGGCCACCATCAATAGACGCTCCTCGACTTCAGATAACTGAGGCTTCAGCTCTTCGCCTTTGGCTGGCGGCAACAGTCCAGGTCCGTTAATCAGCCAGTCGACGGTCGTGTTCATCCCCGCCGCAAGCCTATCGACAACATTTAGACTGACCAGAAATTTTGGATTGGTTCCGACGATTGCAGATATTCGCTCTTTGCCAAGACCGCAGAGTTGAGCGAAATCGATTTGTTTAATTTTTTTCTGTTTGAGGTATTCTCGGCACACGTCCCTGATTCTGGACCTGTATGCGTCCATGTAAGGATCTTCTGACCGAAACGTCATTTGCTTTTTCCTAAACTTGACCTCTAGTCAAAGTGTTGCCACAATGTTGCGGACACCTTGCCACGGAGCGAGATGCTATGGACGAGACAAAGTACACGTTTACCCAGGCTGCCAGCGAAATCGGTGTTGACCGAAGGTTTTTTGGGGCATTGGTCAATGCGGCCAAAATTCCCCACGAAGACCTTGGGACTCTGAAGTTAATTGGGAAAGCCCAATTGCAGAGAATCCGCACCGTATTGCTTATGTTGTCGGCAGAAGGGAATCACAACTGAAACGTAGTACACAGGTTGCACTTGGCAACTTTGTGCAAATTTATTGCAAACGGCTCTTGGTGTCAAACTGTCCGTTTGTTCATTTCACTCAGATGGAGATGATCTTTTGGCCACTAAATTTGACAAGGTTTTTCAGGCATTAAGTGAACCTTTCTCTCCAGACCAGATCAAGTATCGTCCCATATTCAGCAAAGGCCAGCGGGCCATGGACGCTGCGTATGTCGATGCTAGGAGCTACGAGAACCGGCTGGACCTTGTGTTGGGTCCAGAGAATTGGTGGACCTCGTTTGAGATCCATGAGCGCGGTGTGATCTGCAAGTTTACGATGCAGCTTGATCAGTCAACCGTAGTGCAAAAAAGTGGATTCGGAGAATACACGGCTGTCGCATCTTGGAAGGGGGCCAGCACTGATGCGTTCAAACGCGCGGTAAGTCACGCTACCGGCCTTGGTCGGCATCTATACGATCAGGGGATCGTTGATTATGAGGCGGGCGGCATCTGGTATGAAGACGATCAGAACCAGCAGCAAGGTCCACCGCCATCGCGTCATGAGTACGCAGAAAATCAAAAATCGAGTCATTCTCCTGCTCCATCCTCGTCAAGTCCCCAGTCGCGTTCTGCTCAGTCAGGCAACGATAGGCATCCAGACTACGGAAACCTGCCCTCTGCTGGCGGTCCTCTGTTTGGGTGGTGCAAAGACATGAACGCAAAATTCAATTGCGATCTAACAAAATACATTTCTACTCAAGGCCAGGTGGCTGGCTACCCGCGCAAATGGGGCGAGTGGAATTCCGAGCAAGTCGGAAGTATGGTGAAATTGGCATGTGCAAAGCTTGATGAGTTGAGGGGTGTCGAGCCAGATTATCAGTCTAAGGTTTCGCCCAACACTCAGTTAAATACTCCATCTACGCAAAAAGCCGAAGAGTTTGCATTGAAAGCGCAGAAGGATCGTCTGAGGTCAGTCATCAATGAGTGGGCAAGGATGAGAGGGGTCGCTACCAAGGAAGGATGTCTTGCCCTTATGGACGAGACCGGAAAGGCTTGCGGTCGAATGATTGACAGCCTTGATTCCGAGACAGATTCTGCACTGCTTGCCAAGTACATCGAGTACGCAACACTTCAAGCAACTGAGGCACCACCCTTCTGACGAGGAAGCACGATGCTATCAATTGAAGATTGTGTCAGCAGTGCTGACACAATCAGATCTCTTGGCTACAACCCAATCGCCTCTTGTCCGGTACACAATCACCCATGCTACGGCTACAAGCAAGACAAACAAGAGGGGCAACCTAAAAGCAAGTTTGATTCGCTTGCGAAAAGGGCAATGCCTTGCGGCGAAAAGCAAACCAATATTCAGGTAGCAACAGGGCTAGCATGGAAGCTAGTCGTGCTTGACCTGGATGGACCTTCGTCGCTTGCTATCTGGAAGTATTGGCTTGCCCTGGATGGTCGAATCGACCTATTGACATGGGTTGTCCAGACTCCAAGGGGAGGCCAGCAGTGGTGGTTTCACTGTGAGGAGTCAGTCCCTTACTCAATAATCTGGAAAGATGAGGAAGGGGGACATTCCTTGATTGAAGTCTTGGGCGAAGACCGACTGGCAAAAATACCGCCAAGCGTCAAAGAGGTCAACGGAGAGTTTGTTCCATACAAATGGGTGGTTGGTCCTGAAGACACTCCGAGGCCAGCGCAGATGCCTTCATGGTTAATAAGTAAAGCTATGTCAAGCTTTGCGGCAAAAAAACCTGAAAAGCCTGCATTGTTAGTTCGGAAAGAAGGGCCAATGAAAACATCGAACTTCAGGTATGAGTGGAGGTCGGTCCTTGACGCAATACCCAGTTCCGAGCGGCTCTCGTTGGCCATGTCTTGGGGATTAAAAACGGCTACAAGTACTGCAAACAGTAGTGGTTTTGTCAAATGCCATTCTTTTTGTAGAGAGGACTCTAATCCGAGTGCATATCTAAACTTGAACACTGGGTACTACTCAGATTTTGGGAGCGAAGGGCATAGACTGACGTTGTTTGAACTTGGCGCGGCACTTGGAGTGTATGCGTCTTGGATGGATGCGGTGAACGACCTGGGACACGTTTACAATGCCGTTGGAGCAAACGCATGAGCATTGCAGAAATAAGGGAAACGCAAGAGGTTCTAACTCACGGCGAGATGGTCACGCTGGAGAGCCTTGAGCAATTCATTACTCTTAACATGAGTACGGCACTTCAGGTTGCCGAAGCTCTAAAGAAGATTCACGACGAAAAACTTTATCGGGGAACGCACTCGTCCTTTAATCAATATGTTAAGGACAGGTTCGGAATCCAGAAGGCACATGCCTATCGCATGATTTATGCCGGTCGAACAATCGAAGACCTGTCTGGGCATCCCGTTGCTCCAGAAAGCGAATTTCAGATTCGCCCACTCGCAAACCTAGACCCTGGACTCAAGGTTGAGATCTGGGATCAGGCTGTTGCCGAGGCGGGTGGAGAACAGCCCAAACCGGCAGACATTAAAAAGAAAGTCGAGGAGATCAAAAACAAGAAGCCTACGGCACTTTCGCCTTCTCATGTAGATGCGGCAATAGCTGGCGACGACGACGAGCGTGCGGCTATTAGTGCCGAAGGTTCCATGTCCGATCCTGTGGTCACAGATGTTGTCGGCGAAGAAGAAAACGAAGAACTCGATATGCATGCGGTATTAGCTTCAATACCAGTCAGGGAAAAGCTTTCAAGGCGATGCAGGGAAGGTTTTGATATTGACGTACTTGCATATCTTAAGTTCAACGAGACTTCTTCGTCCTCGATCAGAAAGATCTTTCTTGAATCTGACAAGTCGAGACCAACAGGAGTCAAGCAGGGAGTGTTTGTTGGCAGGCTCTACTCTATTCATCGATTCCCTCATCCAAGGCCAGGAATCAATTCGGCTGGAAGGCAAGAGAGTGGCTGGCTTGCATGTCTTGATTGCCTTGATAGGCTTGAGCAGGTAAGCACTGGCTACATGCGTGGGACCACTAATGACTGCTTGAGTTGCAGAGGTCGCGGATACACGATCCCCGGAGCTTGAAATGAAAACCAACCCAACAAGAGACGACATTCAAGCCGAGATGGTTCAGTCGGTGATACGAGAGTGGCAATCTGGCAAGAAGACGATCATTCACGCTGCCACCGGAACAGGAAAGACTATTACGGCTGCAAAGCTAGTCAAGGAGACCAACAGTCTCGGCAAGTGCCTTTTTATTGCGGACATGAGAAGGCTTGTGGAGCAAACTGAGGACAAATTTCACCGATGGGGTGTTGTCACAGCTGTCGAAATGGGAGATAGGAACGCAAAGGACTCCATGGCCCTATTGGGTGGAGTCGATGCGGTCATCGCCACAAGACAAACTCTTTCTAGCCCAACTCGGCTTGCGAAATGGAACCCTCATGAATTTACTCGTGGGATTATCGATGAATGTCAGATGTCTTCATCTGATAGCATTCGCCTTATCATGTCTTATTTCAAAGGCATCACGAACTGGGTGGGACTATCGGCAACTCCATACAGGTCTGATGGCAAAGCCCTTGTTCCCGACATATTTGATTCCATCGCCTACCACTATCCACTCAAAGACTATCCTGACGGCAGGCCGGGAGCTATCTCGAACGGACATCTCGCGCCCGTGAAAATGGTCGAGTGCAATGTTGGAATCAATTTAAAAGGTCTCAAGAAGACCATGACAAAATACGGAAAGGACTACAGCCAACAAGAGCTTGAAGACAGAATCTCAAAACATGTCGATAAAATGGCAAATGCCGCAAGAATGGAGATCAAACGCCTGGGAATCAGGAAGGCACTCCACTTCACCCCAGACGTTAAGACGGCGTTGGCCTTTGAATCGGCTTACACTGCCATCGGGTTGCGTGCAAAGGCTATCTACGGCGACCACAAGGAGCCTGAAGAGATATTCAGGCAGTTCGACGAGGACGAACTCGATGTACTGGTGGGATGTCAGATGTTCAACGTGGGAGTGGATTTCCCTTCGTGTGACTGCGTAATCATGGGTAGGCCAACCAAAAGTCACGTTCTGGCCTGGCAGCAACTTGGTCGAGTCACAAGGGTGTCGCCCGAGACCGGCAAGCAGGTGGGATATTGCATTGGTTTTGGTTGGGACTGTGATGACGAGGGTCCGGTATCCACCCTTGATTTGTTTTTTGAAGATGAGCCAGATCCACGACTTGGAGAGATTGGACGGCAGATCGCCAGGGGCATGGAAGATTTTGACCCTCTGCAAGTTCTTGAACAGGCAAAAAAGATAAGAGAAAAGGAACTAGAGGACGAGGAGCGAAAGGCAAAGGCGAGAGAAGCAAAGGAAAAGGCTCAAGAAGAAAACCGCATTAAGCTCAGGATCGCCGCGAGAGAAAGGTCAGTGTCTTACCGCAGAAGGGAGCTAGACCCTCTTGGTGTCGCACTTTCATCAGCTGTTCAACAACCTGCAAACATGGCACCGAGGGAATCTATCGATGGGTCAGTCAAAAAAGTCTTGGAGCAGTTTGGCATCCATGACACTCGTTCTCTTTCTCCTAGCCAAGCCATGCACGCGATAGAATTTTGGAGTGATAGAGAATTTCGCAAAATGGCCACCTACGGTCAGGTCAAGTTCCTGATGAAACAGGGATATAGCGAAAAAGAAGTATTGAAGATGTCTCGTCAAGAAGCCGACCGCGCGGTCGGCATGCGGTTCGCAAAGTTCAAACAAGATAGGAGCGTTTCGTGAGGATTTCTGTTGCCAGGAAACTTTTTGAGGAAGCGTTGTCTTCTTCTGGGATGGTAGTCTCTAAGAGTTCGCCAAGGGTAAGCATTCAGTGTGTCCTGATTGAATGCGAAGATTCATGCATGACGATTACTGGTACAAATTTGAATTACTGGGTAGAAAAAACCATTCCCGCTGAATGCGAAAATGGGTCATTTCTTGTTCAGCACGATAGGTTACTGGCCGCTGTCAGATCAATAAAGAGTGGGGACGTTGTCACATTAGAATATGACAACGATTTACAGTTGCTCAAAGTCAAATGCGGGAAAGCCAAGTGGGAGTTTGCGTGCGTTGACCCTTCCGAGTTTCCCAGGCCAAAACGAATCAACGATGAAGGGGTTTTTGTTTTAAGCTCGGAGTATCGAAACGCTATCAAGAAAACAGCGTTTGCAGCAGAAATCGAAACGACACAATACGCACTTCAGGCAGTGGCTCATTTTGCGGACCATTTTGGAGTCTCTCTTGTCGCCACAGACGGGAGAAGGCTTAGTAAATGCTTTGCAACTTGCGGGTGGAAAACCGAATCACAGGTTCCAGTTCTTGTCCCGGCTTCAGTAATGAAGACCATAGAAAAGATCTCAGCTTCGATAGACGGATCAGATTTGATATGCGTCTCTTTTGATGCGTCAACAGTATGTTTTTCTTTTGCAAGCACCAAGGTAACAAGCAGAACACAGGAAGGAAAGTTTCCGCAAAACTGGAGCCTGATCCTTCCAGGTTCTGATCCGATTGCAAAGGTTTCCGTGCCTGCCGATGAGCTAAAGGCGAGCCTTGACGCAACCAGAGTCACGACCGACAAGCTCTCCAGTGCCGTAGACTTTACAGTTGGAGAGCATATCGAGATATCATCTAAAGATGAGACAGGGTCTTCCGCAATAGCCCTGACCTGCGATGTCGAATGGCAAGTTGAGAAAACACCATTCGTTATTAGGGTTTCTCCAAGCTATATGTCCGATATCGCGTCCGTTTTCCCTGGAGAGATGATTGAAATAGCATTCTATGGAAGCGATAAGCAAGTCGTTGTCAACGGAGCAAACGGATTTGTCGGCGTTGTGATGCCTCTCGGATAGCGTAATATTTCAGTAAATCCTATGAAATAAAAAAAGCAAGCGGATTCGCTTGCTTTTTTTATTTGGTTGCTATTGTGTTGCTGGCAACTTCGTGATAACTTTATTCATGTCGTTTAAATCAAACTCTTCAGCAGGACGCAAAATGGAGACAAGGCATAGACTCAGTTTTCAGGAGGTTTTTGATCGTTTTGGGTTTGAGTTTGGCAGTTTGGTGGCATCGTGTTGGTTTGTGATCCAAGACATGATTACTCAAGCCCAATCAGACGGATTAGGCGACGACAAAATTCATGAGCTTATCGAACAAGAGATTGCTTACCATCGATCTGTTTTTCCGAAAGATTCAGAGCGGTCTGCGTCCGCCTTCTCTTTAATTACAGAAGATGTTTTACCTGATCTTCGCAAAAGAAAAAAATAATGGGCCGATCAAGAATATCAAGGAAAGAAGCGGATCGACTGATTGCTGGCCAAGATGTTCCTGCTCAGACCGTGTTTCCAACTGTCGCTGGAATGGACTCGCAGTCGGCACAATACTCTCTGATTTTATCAGCCAGAAAGAAAAGAGGTGAAATTCAAAGCTTTGAATACGAAACGCACTTGATCTTGCTTTCCTCGAAGTTCAATTGCCATTACAGGCCGGATTTCGTTGTCAGGCTTGCAAATGGAGAAATTGAATATCACGAATGCAAATCAAGGCCAAACAGTCACGGCCTTGTCAAGACATTCTGGGCGGCGGAACTCTTCGACGGGCACACATGGGTCATTGCGACACCCAAAAAAGGCAAAAAAAAGGGCCAGGTTTCCTTTCTGACCAAAAGGTTCCAGGCAAACCCATCGGGTAGAAAGCATGTTCAAAGAGGAGAGAACAAATGAGCCTGACCGGCGAAAGACGCGAAAACAAGAACTTGCAACTCATCAGAGATTTCCAGTCTGGAAATGAAGATGCTCTTGAGGAGTTCATCGAAATTAACATGCCCGCAATACTTAGGCGAGTTAAGAACACCTCATGGTTTTACAATAGATCAAGCCATGACAAGCGGGAGATTGTCGAGGGTGCAAAAATCGGTTTATGGAAAACCATGCGAGATTTTCGATTCGATGCCGGGGCCAAAGTTTCGACGTTTATGGTTTGGAAGATTCGTGGCGAGATTAGCCATGTCCGACCGGGTAGGACAATTGTAATCCCCGTCAAGTCCAAGACCAGCATAACCGAGGTCTCAATCGAATCCGCCAAGCACCTTGAGTTCCTGGCGATAGATCAGGACTACCAAGACATTGAGAGAAAAGAGGCAGTGTCTATGGTTCTTGCAAAACTTCGCTCCAAGGACAGGCACGTCTTGGCTCTTCGGTTTGGCCTTGATGGCAAAGGCGAGAGGACACTCCTACAGATTGCCAATCACTATGGTGTCAGTAAGGAGAGAGCCAGGCAGATTACAAAAAACGCGCTGTCTAATGCAAGAGATGCGATGGAACTGATTGGAGGTGTCGCATGCGTTTGACCAACCTGGATCTCAAGATTTTCTATGCGTTCAAAGACGAGTACGAAGCGAACACTCTCCAGTATCCGAGAATAGCGGTACTGGAAAATAAAACCAAAATGTCATACGAGGAAATAGAAAAAAGACTTTCTTTTTTCAGGACAAGCGGCGTGATCGACGAATCGTCGCTTCAGCTTTCCAGGCAAGACAAGGGAGGCTCAATTTCATCTGGAACCATTGGGTTTAACCTTCCCGAGCTTCCGAAGTTTGATGTTCCTTCTAGCGCCACAAAGGATGAGATCAAGGTTCTGAGGTGCGCTCAGTTGCTGTACCCTTACGGTGGCCCCTGCGATTACTCGAAAATCATGGAAAGAAGTAAGCTTTCTTTTTCAAGGTTTGAGTCTGCACGCCTTTCGCTTGGAGACAAGCGATTATGGATTTGGTGCAAGCCACGGCAAAAGCATTTTGTGCCAGAGTGGAATTACTCGCCGACAGTTCACAAGCGAGTGGTCGAAAAATCATGAGTAAACACATGCTTGCCCGAGGGGATGCCGTAAGGCTTCCTCTCGGGGATCGGTCGGTTGATCTGGTGATAGGGTCTCCGCCTTATCTCGCTGCTCGTCTTTACCTTGAAAACGGGAAAGATCTTGGAATTGCCCGCGACTGCGAAAGCTGGATCGCCTGGATGCTGCAAGTCACAAAAGAGTCTCTTCGGGTCAGCAGGGGAGCAGTAATCTGGGTCGTCGCCTCAAGCACGATCAACAGATGCTATCAACCCGCGCCTGAAGGTCTTCTTTATAGGTGGTGGCAAGAGTCTGGTTCTCTTTACCGTCCTGTGATTTGGAAGCGAAACGGCATTCCAGGTTCGGGCGGAGATCAGTGGTTTCGAGGAGACACAGAATACTGCCTCTGCTTTAAACGAGATGGAAAGCTTCCATGGTCGGACAATACATCTTGTGGCAAGCCGCCAAAGCACCGACCTGGCGGCAAGGTCAGTCACAGGCTCAAAGATGGATCGCGTGCCTATGAGAAAGGCACGGTTTGGAGACAGCCCGCAATTTCCAACCCTGGAAACCTCCTGGACACAGGAGCTACAGGAGGAGGGCATCTTGGCCATCCTCTGGCCCACGAAAACGAAGCTCCGTATCCAGTTGAAGTTCCTGACTTCTTTATACGATCTCTATGCCCGCCAGGAGGCGTGGTGCTTGACCCGTTCAGCGGTTCAGCGACAACAGTTGATGCGGCGAACAGGGCTGGCAGGAACGGAATTGGCTTGGATTTGCGGCAAAGCCAATGTCTTCTAGGAACCAAAAGGATTGAAAACCCGATTCAAGTTAAGTCGTCCAGGCCAAGGACACTGATGGAGATTTTTGAAAATGAGTGAATGCCTCAAGGACATATTTATCGAGACCACGTCTGGTCAGACATTTTATCTGTTTGATCCAGACCCTTCCTCCATCGACCTTGAAGACATTGTTACCTCGCTTGAAAGAATCCCGAGATATTGCGGACACGGAAAAGTGGCATGGTCCGTACTCGCTCATAGCGTCTGTGTGGCAAAAATGGTTCCGCAACAATACAAGATGACCGCTTTGTTGCATGACGCTACAGAGGCTTACATTCACGATATTTCCAGGCCCCTTAAAAGCACCAAGATGTTCGATAATTACAGAAAACTTGAGCATAAGATCTGGTTGACCATAGCGAAAAAGTTTGGTTGCCACGAGGTTATTCCCGAGTGTGTGCATGCAGCAGACAACGCAATTACTTGGTACGAGGTTCAGATGCTAATGCATCGACCTCTTGGCCCTTGGTGGAACAAATACAAACACTACGCCGACATGTTTGCCAAGCCTGAAGCGATGGAAAGCCTGGCTGGAAACTCGGGATTAGCAAGAGAGGCTTTTATGATTGAGTTTTCTCGATTACAGGCAATATCGGGGGCCTTATGAGTGACGACAGATTGATCATAGTCGGAGTCTGCGGAAGCGTTTATTTGGAAGACGGTCTTAGATTGGGATCTGCTGGAAGCGGAAAGGATGCGTTTGCAGATCAGGCTTGCATTGAATTTGGTTTCATGAAGATCGGACTTGGTGATGGCGTCAAGTCGTCTTTTGACGATATCGATCAACGCGAAAGAAGTTTGACTAAAGAACTGGGCGAAAATGGCATTTCCACAAGGAACGCCTGGCAGGTTCTTGGTACGGAATGCAGGCATCGAAGTCAAAACAAGACGCTATGGAGTTCTCTTGCTATCGCCAAGATTTCCTACCTGGCTTTTCAGCACCCCGTCCGCCGAACTCGATTCATCATTCCAGACATGAGGTTTCTGGAGGAGCAGCAAGAGTTTTTGAGGTGGTGCGCTCTTGAGAACGCAGTTTTTTGCCTAGTTGAAGTAAGAAGAACTTTGAAGAATGCGTCTCGTTCCTACAATGTCAAGGAAGGGATGCACTCTAGTGAGACCGAAACAAAAAAACTCAAGCCAACGATTGTCGTTGAAAACATTGGCGGACTTTCGGAATTACACAGGCTTTCCTCTACAGTCATTTCAGGCTTAATTCACGATCCCTCCGAATGCGAAAGGTGGATGCAGGTTGCTAGTCAAAGTGAAGAAACTAAGTCATGATGCCAAGACTCCAACAAAGGCAAATCATGACGACCTCGGAATTGATTTCTATTCTATTGGCGAGCATACGGTCGAGCCTCAACATTCGAGTGTGATCCCAACTGGAATCTGCCTGGAGTTGGTCTCGGGAACAAAAAACGTCTATGGGATAGTCCTTAAGACAAGAAGCAGTCATGCTTGCAAAGGTCTTATGGTCGGTGGGGGAGTGATCGATCCAGGGTACAGAGGTGAAATCAAGGTAATTTTGACAAACTTTACCAGCCTCCCGATGGTAATTCCTGGCGGAACAAAGATCGCTCAAGGTGTTATCACAAAAATGATTGATTCGGAGATTGTCGAGTGCGAAGACCTTGCTGAGTCTCCGCGCGGAGACTCTGGTTTTGGAAGCAGCGGACTATGAGTTACAAGTCAGTTAATAATACCAATGTGGAGCTTGAGCATATCAGATGCTCAAGTCCATATTTGTATGTGGCAATTCAAGTTTGTGCGTTTCTTATAGCCGCATTTATTACTTTTGTGGCTATTGCCGGAATCTTATTTTTTGGCACGCTAGATCTCTTTAAAGGGCTTATTAGAAAATACAATAAGTAGCGTACGGCATGTTGCCTCAGCATTGACAACTTGTTATGATATAGTGTACAAATAATCAGTCGCAGAGATCTTCTTTGTGAAAACCGGAAAAAAAGTAGCACTTGAAGACGGTAATTGGGACATAGAAGATACCGGCTCAAGATCAACTCCTGGGCATAACAGAGAAAGACTCAGCTGCACTGACAAAAGATTTATACAATCTCAGGCGATAGCCTTGCTGTGGAGGCTCGGCTGGAGTTGCAAGCATGTTTCGATTGCGACCGGCCTCCACCCCGGAACTATATCCAGGAAATTTGCACTTTTCAGGCGAATAAAAAAAGAGGGCGAAAATGTCGATGCCTTCTGATTTTGAGAGAGTCCTGAAAACGATGAGAACACCAGAAAAATCTTTTGCTTTTTTTGGTTCGAACCCTTCGTGGACACCAGACAGAGAAAAAAACACGAAGGCACCAGTGCCGGGCAGTCAGGCTGGTCGCACTGAAATCCCAGATTCTTGTAAGGTTTGTGGTGGCCTTCAGGCTGAGGGTAGCAATGATGACCCTCTTTATTCATCAAGTATCCATGTGACCGTATGTGCTTCTTGCATGCGGACTCCAATTCGTCACAGAGGATCTGAAAAAGGATCTGTTTTTGCAGCCGATCCCAAAAGACTAGGAAGGTTGGTCGCAAAGGCTTGCCGCAAAGAAGACAAGGCTGTTGCCGCCAAAATCAAAAAAGGTGCGTTAGCTTGATTGATGCTGTTTTTGTGATTGTGGTTTTTTCTCTTGTCGGCATTTATGAGTCTATAAAGCTCAGGATTTACAGGCGTCTTAAGTAATTGCTTTGATATTATTGGGGGAGCGCAGATGCGTTTTTCGGCTGTTTCTGCCTTGTGCTTTTTGCTTTCTTCGCAGTTTGCGCGATCCAATTCGATGGACGCGACAATCGATTGCCCATCGGCAAGCCCACCGTACAGGCTAATCAAGGGTTCTGTGTCTGGTATCACGGTCGAGGATACGGAATGGGAGATCATCTCGATTAGCAATCCAGCCGTGACCGTTGATGTTCAGGAGCTTGACGCGAAAGGGTCTGCAATTGTTTGGACTGCCCCGCCAGGGCAGTACCGAATGACTTCCTGGGTTGTTTCTGATGGAAGGCTTCATCGCGCGATGCGACTTGTGAGTGTTCGAGAAGACGCATTCCCGTCCCCTCCATCGCCTCCCCCCGCGCCCAACCCTGCTCCTCCTGGGCCTCCGTCTCCTGCCCCTTTGCCTCCGCCAAGCCCCAATCCGCCATCTCCTCCATCTCCATCAAAATATGGATTTACGGAAATTGTTGAGGCTTCTGCTGTGGCCAACAGCCTAACAATCGATCAGAGAATGCAGCTTGCCGCTATGATGAAAGACGTTGGTCAATCAGGAATTGATGGAAAGTTCGCATCTGTTGGTGATTTCATGTCTGCTCACGCGACAAAACTCCATGCAATTCCAGGATGGGATCTGTTTGCCAAAAAGATCATGGACTCAATCCAGCCAAGAATCGTGGAGCTTTGGAAAGTTCCTTCCAATAGAGATCCAAAGATTCTCGGAGAATGGTGGGTCGAGTGCGCTGGAGGACTTCAGTGATCGAAAATTTTGGATGGATTGCGATGCCGGGAGAATCCGAACGGATCGCAGCGTCTCAACCGATTCCGACGATGTCGGATGTCACATGGCTTAAAGATGCCGGAAAAGGGAAAACAGTTCTTCTTTACCAGTGTCTTGAAAAAGTCACTGGTAAACCTTGGCCGATTCGCAATCAGGGTTCTGCGGGGACATGCGTAAGCTTTGGTGCGGCCCAGTGCATGGACTGCCTGATTGGCGTTCAGATTGTGATGGGCAACGAAAGCCTTCGATTTGACGCAGAGTCGGCAACAGAACCTATCTATGGTGGAAGTCGTGTGGAGATAGGCGGAGGTAAGATCTGGGGCGATGGAAGTGTTGGCGCGTGGGCGGCACAATGGCTAAACCAGTATGGGAATATACCTAGATCAAAGTACGGGAAATACGATTTGTCTCAATATTCAATTGAGACATCAAGAAATTGGGGAAGAAATGGTGTCCCGGACGATCTTGAGCCTACAATAAGGCAGTTTCCAGTCAAAGCTTTCACGATGATTAAAACCTACGAGGAGGCTCGTGATGCAATTGCCTCTGGCTATCCAATTACGGTGGCCAGCAATTACGGATTCACGATGAACAGGGACTCTCAAGGGTTTTGTTCACCAAGGGGCAGGTGGGGACATCAGATGTGCGTTTTGGGCGTCGATGACGACTCAAAGAGACCTGGGGTTCTTTTGTTTAACTCCTGGGGTCCATATCTGGGTTCTTCCCCTAAAGGCAAGTTCCCTATCCCAGACGGTTCGTTTTGGGTGGAAGCTGAAGTGTTCACGTCGATGGCATCACAGGGAGACACGTTTGCGTTTGCGCATGCGGTTGGACTCCCTGCAACGGACTTTAATTTTCCGCTTTATTGAGGAGGCAGTCTTTGTCTTACAGAGATCTAAAGTATCCAGAAAATCTGGATTTTTCCGCCTTGAACGACATTATCAAAGGCGACAATGCCGCAAAGGCAAAAGCCGAGTATCACGTTCAGGGATTTCTGTTTGGCCGAATCCTGGGAGAGCCTAATCCTCCTGCTCCAATGGTCTCTGGCCAATCTGAAAATGACGATACCACGGTATTTTCGCCCGCGCTGATCCATCCAGCAGAAATTGAATCAGCAAAGCCTTTCTCAACTGAAGAAATTTCAGTTATGAAGCCGGTTTCTGCCGGTCCTATTGCCGATGTGATCTTGGTGATTCGCCTAATTGCCACGATCCGCAAATACGCTCCGGCATTTTATGACTTTTTAAAGCAGTACATCGTATCTCGATGATGCTTTGAATTGTCTATGTTTTATTGGAGACACGCATGCATAGTTTGGTTTTTGTTGCTTCGATTGTTTTGGGCCAATGTCCAGGCGGAACATGCCCAATCCCCCTTGCAAGGCCAGCGGCACAAGTGTTTAGCTCAAGCCCTGTCATTGTAAACAAGTCAGCACCTGTCTATGTGACTTCCAGCCAGCCTGTCTATGCGGCGCGTAGCCGCAAAGCCAGGAAGTCTGTTTTCGGCATCTTTGGCAAATGCCGATAAAAGAGCTTTCTTATGAAGCTCGATATTCGGGTCAGTCACTCGATTGACCTTTCACGTTCAGCCAAGGAGTTTATCATGTCGGTACTTAGCGAAAAAGAAGACGCGCTGAAGGTTGCCGTCGAGACGGCAGTAACCCTGATCAAAACCCTTTCGGAAAAGGTGACTCAGCTTCAGGTTCAGGTGGGCCAGGCCCCAACGGCTGAAGAACTTGCTGTGATCGATCAGGTCACTGCAAATCTCAACGCCGCTGTTGCCCCTGCTCCTGTTCCTGCTCCTGCTTCCTGATTTCACTCAGGACTGCTTACGCTAAACTTTTCTCCGTCGTGTTCAGCGTCAGTTGGGCGCGGCGGAGAATTTTATTTTGCCTGAATCGCTGTTTGTTCGGTTTGTTTGGAGTTGAGATGCTAGGTGAAATCCAAGGCGACATCGAGTCCGGTTCTGCCACTCTGCCAGATGGTCACACCTTATGCTGGAAGGCCAATGGTGTAGGAGGACGCATCTATTACTCCACGGAAGTTGGTGGGGGCGTTTTAGCGTGGGATACTAGCTTGGTGTATCCAACAACTCTTATTTCTGCGATTGCCGTAGAGAATCTTTTGCTAAGCCAACGGATCAATATGAGATCCCTTGAAGCTCAGGGCGAAATCGAGGACAGCTACGAAGAAGAGCTTGAAGACGACACTTTGCCTTCCGAACCCGAAGTCACTCAAGATGAATACGATACAATCGTTCAGCAAGAAGCACGAAAAATAATCGAGCAGGCCAGAAATACCATAGAGAATGCCACTCAGAAACTCAATTTTCGTCAAATGGTAATCGGATGCAACTGGGTTGACGCTCAAAAAACTTTGTCTGAAATCGGCGTTCGTCCTATGTTCTTTACGCAAGACAAAGAATTTCTCCCCACTCCAGGATCGCAAAAAAGCGAATACCTTGAGCCTAACGACATGGTTTTATTTTTAGACAAAAGCCTAACCGTTGTCGACGTTGAATTTCCTGATAATTTTCGAGATTGACTGCTCAGAAAAAGCTGATAGCATCTATTCCGATCACATCTCTCCTCTCGGTTTCAGGCGTGTACGCCTGGAGGTGTGGTTTCCGCCCGGCAGGTGGTCAGACCTGCCGGGCACTTTCGTTTCCCGCCAAAGGGAATTGAAAGCCTAGCCCGACAGGCAATATTGACCTACGGCGCGTCTGTGCTGTCAGACGGTAGATAGTTCGAGATTTCCGACAGAGGTCGATCCTTGCCTCGTTTGCGCTCGCTATAGCGAAAGCTTAGACTCGGGCGACTGAACCGAATCTACATGGCTCTGTTTTTCGGTCTTAGCTTGGTCTTGCTGGCAAGGCTTTGCGTGCGACTGGAATGAAATTTCGGCGTTAACTTTATCGGATGAGTCTGGATGCCCTTCGTATCTTAATGATACGGTCGTGTCCCACTGTCTCGTGTACTGGTCTGGCCTGCACCCTGAAGCGCAAAGAGAAACACAGATAATAGCCAGGCTTCGCATCGTGCTATCCTCTCGGTTTTGCCGTGGTCAGCGGCGTTAGGAAGTTCCTGTATTATATTTGGCAGTCACGGTTGTTTTTCTTTAGACTTCTTTTTTTCCTTTTGCGTTTTTCGACTTTGAATTCTGCCAGTTTCACCCACGTCTCGCTGCTTTTGTCCCAGGCAAAAGCCTTTGATATTTGCCGAGTGTGGCGAATGTGATACTTCTGATTGTCTGACGACCAAGGAAAATCAGAAATATCACGAAATGATTTTTTGTCAAAAATACTGAATTCCGATTTTATCTTGGACGGGTTTATCACACGACCTTCCCGAGAAAAAGCGGGTCTATCGTAGACGTAACCTGTTTTTATGGAGGTCTTGATTGTTTTTGATCCGTCTTTGACTCGGCAGTTGTAGTACTTGTTTCCGTCATATGAAAAAATGTTTACATGACGTATTTTGCGTGGCTTTGTGAGGTATTTTAGCCAAAACACGCATTTGAGGGTTTTCTTGCTTTGCAAGCGAAAACGAAATACGCCTAGCGCTCTATTGCGGACATAGTGGTCTCCAAACTCTATGATCGGGTAATCGGTCCATCCGTTCATCGTTCATGTCTCCCGTTTATTTAATTGAAGCTTTTCCAGCTTCGGATTACTCTCCGGCCAGAAGGGACGTTGACGTAAATTCCAAGGTCTTCTAATGGGACAGGGCATCCTCTTCTTTTTTCGTAAGGCACTATTTCCACCCCTGTGGAATCGATCTCGCTTTCGTAGCGATCCATTGCCCACGCAACAGCGTGAGCAAGAGCTTCGTCGGAAGTGTCAAACTTGACGGACAGCCCCCATGGTTTCCATGACCATTTTTTGCTGCTTGTCTGGAAGACTTTCACCCAGTTCCTGAGTCGAAACGGCATGGAATGTTCCTACCTTGTCGCTTGTGTTTTGTGTTCGGCACTGACAATCAGCCCGCCGATGCCCGTAGGTTCAGTTCCTGATGGACCAAGATAATTAGACATCGCGTCTTCTATATTCTTGTCCAACAGTTGCTCGGCGATGGATTGAGCTTCGTCCAAATTGCTTGCCGCGATTGTCGATCCATCAAGTTTTGATATGATTTCTCTGCAAATTTCAAGATGCCCATGTCCATCCGTGGACTCACAGGACACTAGAAATGAATTAGATTCTTCTGGCGAAGCTTTTTTGTCATTCGTCATTACTGGCAATCTCCTGTCCTTTTTCAGTCACTTCAAGAGTCCAGTACTGTTGGTCGTATTGAATTCCTGTTGGCTCGTGAACAGGACGATTTATCTTAATCCACCCGGACGACTCCATCGCCTCAAGATCTTCCGAACTGTACAGGCTTGTGAAATGAACGCCGGACTCAGTGCGTGTTGTTATCCTTTTCAAAATATCTTCGAGGGCTTTATTCATTTCTGTTCTCCTGCATGTGGATGCAAAACGGACTCAATCAGTTCTCTGACTACCGGCTCAAAGCTGCGATCTTTTATTTCCCATCGGAAATCACCTGACTTTGTGGGATCGAAAGCATGAAAATGCTTCCATTCTGACTCAGTGTTTGCAAAAAACGAAATAAAGTCTCCATAGTATGTTGCTACCGCCCGAATCCTGGCAATAGGCGTTCCCGACTTGATTGTCTTTCCGTTGTTGTGCGGCTTCGACTCTCCAATTTCCATAAGCTCCAGATCAACCGGAAGCGTCACGATTTCCGCTTGCTCAATGCCTTTCCCTGTGTAAATAGCCTCTCTTTCGTTAAGGTGGCGGCAAGCCTTTGCTGCCTCTTCAATCGTGTCGAGGCATTCATGCATGTTGCCTCGGTCGTCCTGAATATAGTATCCGTCAGATTTCTTGGAGATCGTGAATTTTGCCACGGCTACAAGTCCTACTTGGGTTTGATTGAGGGACATAATTAAAGAGTGCGGCATCGGTCGGTTAAGGTTCAAAAAATTTTTTAGGGGGGGCGTTTGGTTTTTAGGTTTAATGCTATTAGGCTGACGGAACGACCGGCAGCCAGCTAATGTTGACTAACTGGCAGCACACTCGATTTCGCTGCCTTTCAGCTTCGCGCCAGCCTGGAAAACCTGAATCGGCCTTCCCGCATCTGTGACAATCTGAGTTCTGGGGGTTTCATCTTCTGGGTAAGCCGCCCATCCGAACGTGCGTTCGCTTTCACCATGGCCAAGTTCCGCCTCTTCCCAAGACCTGTATTCGGAGACCCGGAACCCCACATGACCTTTGGCGTTCACTGTCCATTCGGCATGAACACACTCTCGGTCCACCCCAAGCGGAGAGATGCCTCCGCCTGGGGTCATGGTGGCAGTCTTGTCTAACCACATTTTTTTAACCATCGAATCATAGTCGAGATAATGACATGACCCCTTTGGTGCCACAAATCGGCATAGGTCTTTCGCCATGTCGATGCAGGTAAATGCGTGCTTCTGAGGAACTACTATGTATACTCCACCCTTCTCGTCAACGCAAATCCCATCGAAAGACTCGGCGGCTTCCCTAGCGAATCGCCGGTAATTCTGCCTGTGCCTCCATGTTTGGTGTTCGTCCTCAGGAATCAGGGGAATCATGGCCATTTGACCGATTAACACGACCGATTGATTCTCTAGGACAACCTTCCAGATTGGCGTCTCGTCTCTTGCGAAGTCCCCAAAGATTGGGGACTTGCCAGACTTTGGAGTGTAGATAAAGAGCTTGGTGATCACAGGAGTGTCCTTTGTGAAAACAGTTCTGATTGTGACGTAATAAGTTCGCAGGCAGTACCGCAGCAATGACATCGATTTCAAAAAATCGTTCAGGGGGGGGCGGGATAGGAAGATAGTTATTTAGCCAAGGGGCATGCGAGGGGTTGCACTCGCAGCCCCTATGGCAGCGATCACAGACTTGGGGATGTAATGCGTCCCCGGTCGAAATCCTCGGGTGAACCCGACCGATAGTTGTACACGAAGGTCACACCATCTGGTGTGACGTAAATCTTGCGACCGTCACGGTCCTTTGCCCCGGTGGCGCGGCAATTAATCGTCAGCGTACCCTTAAACGCATTGCCGTTTCTTACCGTGTTATACGCAAACTCCGAGTGTGCGTAGAGGGGAACAATTCCCGGCACTTGTACTCGCACGGGGCCGCCTGAGTTCGTGCTAAAGGTTATTGCGGACATTCCTTCACCAGCGGCATTGATTTCGAGGATTTTGCGAGCCTCATCCTTCAGTTCTTCCAGAGTCATCGTCTTGCTCCTGCGTTCGGGGTTATGGGGCTGCACTCGCAGCCCCAAGAGGGTGGTCAATTAGTCTGTTTGCTCACCATTGTCTTCCGGCTCTTGATCCAACAAATCTTTTTGGCAAGGCTCGCAATAGCAAGGGGAGTCAATGCTTACTCCGCACCCTTCGCACTCGCAATCTGATCCCGTCTCGGAGTCTTTTGACTCGTCAAGCTCGTCCAGAGCCGAGCTTGCGCGATCCATGTCTTCGCAACGAACAAAAAACATATGTAGCAAGAATTCTCCGTCATAGTCCATTTCCTGGTACTCTCTGTATGGAACACCATGCGATTGCAAAATTTCCTGAATGCTCTCGATGTCATCATACTCGTGAGTGTCTCCAGCTTGACCGCAAGTATCGCTGGAGATTGCGGCGATGTTCTGCCACCCCGGCTTGGATTCGGGCCAAGGCATGTCGTCATCCTCGTCACGATGACAGAATTCCAGATCCACCTTGCGTGCCAAGGCGTGAAGCTCCCGAGGCAGGGCTTTTCTTCGTAGACACCCGACATAGACTTTGTGGTCGTCGATGTCGAACAAGTCGATTGAGAGGTAGTCGCTGTCGCAATCGTCAACCTCCCAATCTCCGACGACAATGTCAGACTCCACGAATCCAAGAGATTTAAGGAGAGATTTAAGGATTAGTGTAGCTTGGTCGAGAGCGTCATTGTCGCTTTCGGCCTCAAATTCTTGGTCGCGGTCCAACGACATGTCTCTGGGTTTGATGGACGATGTGGCGGACAGGTGATATTCACTCATGGCTGCGTTCCTTCTCAAAAAATCGTTCAGGGGGGGGACTGAGGTATTCTATCTCTACCTCGTGCGAGTGATGATTAGTTGGTGGGCTTGAAAAGATCGGCTGCGTAAGCCGCAACCCAATCCGCTTCATAAGCCTTTCGCTCGTCAGGACTCATAGCCACGATTCTCTCACATTCCGCTCGGCTGGCTCGCAATTTAGCGGCCTGATCGTGCGTCAAGACGTAGTTGTTGACGTGACCAACGCCCAGATGCGAGTCGAGCAGATCGGACAGCACCCAACCCAGTCGATCTCGATCATCTTGAGTTATTCTTGCATCGCACTGACTGATCGCAGTCCAGTCTGACGCCGCGCCCACGCCACCTGGCCAGGTTTGGTCATCCGAGTACAAGGCGAATCCCGCCTGGCCATCGTGCGGCCCTTGAACCAAAATCTCGCCATTGACGGTCACAACATAGCCAACGTGAAAATATGACATTTGAGCGACTCCAGCAATTTGAGGTAAAGCGAGGCCAGAACGAGTGGCCTCGCGTGAAGCCAGGGGAATCAGGATACTAACGTCAATTTGATATTGCGGTTCGCTGCCGGATCGATTCGAAATAGGTGGCCGTCGATGTTGATCTGATCGCCCAAGTCGGCCTTGACTAGCAGTCCCTGGCGTTCGGACTCAAGCAGGCACGCCTGAGTGCCTGCGCCGTCAGATGCGAGGATAATTGGGTTTGGCGTCACCCAAGCCCATGGGCCTGGCACAAGCTCGCCACCGCATACCTTGCGGTGAGCAAATCCTGGCGGAACGTATCCGAAAGAGAACCCGGAGATGCATCGTTCGCCAACCATCAGCACAACCTGCTTGACTGGATCTTGCACGTCCCAGTAGTTGCGAGCGATGTAGTTTCCATCCAGGTCAAAAGACTTGGTGATTGAGATCTTATCAAGGTCTATGTCGATTGGTGCGTTCATTACGAACTCCTGACGTGAGGTCTCAAAAAATCGTCCAGGGGGGGCGATGCATAATATTGGGTTATAGATGGTCTCCACATGGAGACCATCTGATCGTGGGTTAGCAAGAGCTTCCTGTGGAGAAATCAGACGGTCACTCGACCGCCGATGCCTTCCTCGCAAGCTCGGTCGTAGAGCTGCTTGACTCTGGCGGGTTTCATTGGCCCACCGTCTCGGCAAGAGACACCAAGGGTTTCTTGCAGGATCTCGGCAATCTCGCGGTAGGACGATCCCTCCGCACGCTTCTCTCGGATGACAAGCATCACGTCCCGGTTCTTGGCCAGAGCCTTGGCGGTGCGGGCCTTGGATGCCGCCTCGCGGCCCTCCAGCATCTCTTCCTGAGTAAACCTCTTCGATCCCGGACGAGACGCGCCAAGCCTGCGTCCCTTGCTCTTGGCGACACGCAGGGCATTTCTCGTGCGCTCGGAAATCAATTTTCCCTCGAACTCGGCACACAGGGCGAGCATATGCAAGCAAAACTCGCCAGACGGGCCAACCGGGACTTCGGGGAAATCCAGGAAGAGAACATTGACGTTCCACTCACGGACCTGATCCCGGATCTCACGGAACAGGCCAGCGTTACGCGCCAATCGGTCGAGTTTGGCTACCACCACGGTAGCACCAGTTCGCCTGGCATAGCTCAACGCTTGGCGGAGTTGTTCGCGGTCTTGTTTGCCGGTCTCATAGTCCACAAACTCGTCACGGATGATCTCGCCACCGTCGATTCGGCCAATGTACTCCTGAATCAGCCTCCGTTGTGCCTCAAGACCCAAGCCGGACCTGGCTTGGCGCAGGGTCGAGACGCGAACGTAGGGGACGTACCGCTTTGCTGGCGGAACGTGAGCAAAAGAAGATCGGGAAGGGGAGGTCAGTGCAGACATTTGAAAATCCTCTCGGTTTTGAAAAAGCTTAGTCTTGGTCAGAAGAACTTAGCCTTATTGGTTTCGACTTATATAATGTAACACAGTACATACCGAATGTCAATAGTCTATCTTGGGTTTTTTTGTGTGGTCCAGGGAACCAGCGATCATGCTATTGACAGCGTACCTGACCATTTCGCTAACCGACTTAAAATTAAGCGGCTGAAACGCTTCGTACCATGCTGTAAGCTCGGATTCGTCGATTTTCATATTGAACCTTGCCTTTGGAACAATATTGGCGGTCCTGGCTATTTTTTGCCGTTCCTGACCAGACTTGACCTGATTGACTTCGCTCGTAATCACGAGACGCTCGTATTCTGCTTTGGCTTTCCTTAATTCGACCTCATCTATTCTCTTGCCGAGTTCGATTTTAGTCAAAACATTAGGAACGAATGAGGGGCCTTGTTTTTTATGGCTTTTCATTGGAATCTTCCTTGCAAACAGGGTTGAGTAAGTACTATGAAGCATACCGATAAAGTCGCAAACAGTCAATTCAAAAAATCGTCTAGGGGGGGGTCTTACAATAAAAATTGATGGTTACAGTCCAAGCGATTCCCGGAGACTTCTCTGCTCTCGCCACTGGGTTGCAAGCTTGCTCCTGGATTCTTCAAGCGCGGTGAGACATACGATCAAAGCATTGTGAACGGCAAGAATTTCCGAAGTCGGTTGCTTCGTACGCATTTTGCTTACGTTCACTGTCATCAGGTATATCTTGACGCACATATCATCGACCTGACCTTCTTGATACTCTATCTCTGTCAACAACTTGTATGGAATCAGGCTTGAACCGCTTGCTTTTTTTGCCGCAATCATCATCTTTTCTGTGATCATTTGATCGTCCCTTGCAGATCTGGTAAGTGTGGGTCAATTCAAAAAATCGTTTCGGGGGAGGTCATTGGTTGATCGTGGCTATGTATATTTCTGAAAGCGAGATGTGACCTTGCTTCCAAAGTGCTTCGATATGCTTGCACGGATCTGACTTGAGTTCTTCCCTGCGAAACGCGAAGTCTTCACAGTCGCATATCCAACCACAGAACTGAGAATCATCCTTGTCGATTCGGTGAGACCTTGAAGAGTAAGACAAGACATATCTTCCAGATATAAAATCAAGTCGATATAGCTTGCCCTTGATTTTCATAGTGACTGGATATTTCATTTCTCAATCCAAGAACTTGGGATACAGTTCGAATCATAGTCTTTTGGAAGCAAACTCTTTACCTGCTCAAGAGCGCAGCCGAAATCGACTCCGGTTGCCATCATTGCCGAAACTGCTCCTACTATGATTCCCTTGCCGTACGCAGTGTTAATTTCCCAGTCTTCTTGTTTTGTGTTCTTGGTTGACAATGAATACAGGGCATCTTTCAAGATTATCGGCCTGGATATCTTGCTTTTTTTGACAGGGGATTTCTTCATGGTTTCCTCTTTGTCAATGAAATGGATTTCAGCGAACCGCAACAAGACTCAAAAAATCGTTCAGGGGGGATAGATAGTTCAGTTCGACTTGATTCAACCGATCAATCGGCAAACCTGTCTAGGCTTTCCGAGATCGAACCAATTCGCATGAGTGCGATTCGGCAAGATTCTTTGCAAGCCTTGACCAAGGCCCTATCGGACGCGCTTTCAGGAAATCCTGATGACGACGATCTTCTCAAGTCACAGAAACAAATCGGAGGCAGATAGCCAAGAAGCATGTAGGAGAGGCAGATTTCATGGCTACAATCCATCCCTACGCAAGTAAGGGCTAAAGCGTAGGTCTGATCTTTCAGGACCACCAGAGTGCAATTTGGAAGCTCTAGGACTCTCTTGCCTTTCGGGTCAAAATCACTGGGCAGCGGATAGAGGCAGTTTACGATAGGTTCAATCGAGTCCATATTTTCTTGGATTGTGTCTACGCAAACATTCCTTGCCGACTCAAGGTATTCATCGTCGTCAATGTCGATGAGGCAGTCTACCCTGCCGTCAAGAGAGACTCCATATTCTTGCAAGAACTCTTTCATTTCCTCGATGGAGTAGTCGGCAAAATCGGGAATAACGATATCCCAAGATTCTCCATACCCTTTCGAGAAGTCAAAACCAATCGGGTTGAAATAGATTGTATCGGCGCACAGTTGGTCGATCTTGCGAACGTCAATCGGCATCTTTGTATCCTCTTGTTTGCTTCTCAAAAAATCGTTCAGGGGGGATAATCGGCAGTTTTTGCCACAGGATAAAAGCTCAAACTAAATCGCTACCTTTGAGGTAGAGTTTTTGCTTATTGACTATGACGTAGTGGCTTGCCGCATTGCTAAAACATACCGCATACACTCGATAGGCGACATTTCTTCCGGGGAGCCTTACCATTCTATCGGTAGCGATTTTGCTACCGTATCCGCTGGCAGACTGCCCCGGCAAGAGTTGAAGCATACCGAATCTTTTGACTGGGCTTGAGATCACCTCGAATGGTTGCTCAAGGTATTTGATTTCAGACAATTTCATGCTCCCTTGTTGATGACGAACTTCGGGTCCATTAAGTGGCATACTGTATCCACGTTAAGCGGGTTGACTCCGGTTCTGGGGAATTTCCTATCGACTCCAAAGTACCGGCATTTCCAGGGTTGCTCCCTACGGAAACCAGTAGATTCGTCGCCGTGTACACGCAGATTGTCGCAATCAGAGGGCACTCCATTGTTTCCGGTGAAATCGCAAGTCGGGTTATCGGAATCGATATCGTAGTCGCCTAAGTCTGACTCTGGAATATGGATGAAGTGACCGTATTCGGAGTCGCTAAATTCGTCGATTGCATCGGACGGAGAACCGGCTTCAACCGCATAGAAGTTGGACTCGAAACCCATTGAAATCTCAATCAGCCAAGTCTTACCATGCCAACCAGAAGGATTGACGACATCGGCTTCAATTGGCTTTCCGTAGAACTCGCCTCTTGCAATGACCTTGCTCATTTTTGCCTCAAAAAAACTTTCAGGGGAGGGTGGAAGGATTTCTTCGAAACATTCAATGTCCGCGCCATCAGAATGGTATAAGACCTTGCGCGTCGAGTTCTTCGTGAATCAACTCTGCAATGGTGTAAGGGTGATCGGAACAAAGTTTTGATATCTCGACTAGCGAATGTTCAGATAGGTCTTGAAACCCGACAATACCTAAGCTTGAAGGGGACTGGTATTCAACTTCAGAGTCGATATCTACATCCTCTACTTCGTCATAATACTTGTCACGATACCTTGCCCAGCTGCCACTGGTGAAAGATCGGTATTCGGTCAAGCTTGAGGATTTCTTTGGACTCACTACCGGCTTGCTAGGCAAGCAAGAAGTGTTAGATAGCCACAATTCTTCGTGATTGACTCCAAGCGACTTGTTTGCCGTCAAGATCTTGCCGTCCGAAGCGCGGACGATTACTACCTTGCTATGGCCAATCATCGATTCTAGGTACTCTTCCAGCGTTCCATCGTCAAACCATTCTGGATGCATGGCAAGCATCGGCTCTACGATACCCACGGCAAGGTGATAGGTATCGCTCTTGCCCTTCCAGCGAACCGGCATAGAGTCAATAATCCCGTTATGGATAACGCAATACTCGCCATCCATGATAACGAACGGATGACAATTCTCGATGCTTGTTTCGCCGTGAGTTGTGATTCTCGCATGAAATACCCAAGCGTCACTACCGGCCTTCTTGACCGCGCCTAGAGCCTTCTTATTGTCCATGCTCTTTTCTACGCGAAGCCCGTTCTTGCCGAGTACCACAAGTCCCCAACCGTGAGGATTACGCGCTACCGCTTCAGAGATCATATTGTCAGAGTAGGAAGCTTTCGCGGGCCTATTTACGATAACACACATTGGCAATCTCGATTCTTTGGTGAGTATCGCTGGCAATGCAAAATGGTTGCCAGCGTAATTGAAAGCAAAAGTCTAACAGAACCGCAATCCTAGAAATCAACCGCCCGGCATGGATATGTCTTCATAGCACGATACTTTCCCACCCTCAAAAACATCTACAAAGATAGACGGCATGCAAGAGACACCGTAAATGTAAAGTTGAAATGGGAATTGAGACTCTCCGTTCTTGTTGGCAATCATCTCGCGTACTTGTTGCTTTCCGGTAGTACACACATGGCCACGATATCCTATTTCAATGGTGGTGAAGCTAAGGTCAAAAACATCCTCGATAGTGGCGAATCGACTCAAGAACCGACATTGTTCGACCGTACCAAAAACATCGTGGCGAAACTCAGAAACCGTAGAGCTAATGTCACGAATTTTCTCGACCATTGAACTTGCCTCTTGTCTAGTGTGAAAAGAAAAGAACCGAACTAATCTCGACTTAGATACTGTACCATAATACATACCGTAAGTCAAGATATTTCTTTGTTTTTTAGCAACCGTGAATCATTCCATCGTCGCCGATATAGAGATTAAATTCGCCGAACTTCTTACTTTCAATCGTTAACTCTTTGCCAACCATGGTTGGCCAATCGCCATCCCAGAATCCCGCGCCGTGTCCGTTCCTTGTTAGCCAGAAATCGTGTCCGATCATTCCTTCAACTGAACCCTCGAAGCGGAATGGATCTACCGATTCAATCACGATCTTGTTTTTATCAAGAAAAGACTTGCAATCTCTTGTCATATTTTCGAGCGTGCCTTTGTGAATCGACTCTTTGGTGTATTTTTCGTCAAGAGGATTGCCGTAATCATCGGTTGATGACCAAAGCGCGGTTCGAACGTAAGACTCAAAAACAGATTCTAAATTCATGGCTATCTCCGATTCTTGAAACTAAAGGTGAATGGCTATCGGGCTAGATTATTTAATCTGGCCCGGCAACCCGGAAATGATTCTTTCGAGATTGATTGCTTGTTCGTGATCGGAAGGGTATCCAAAAGAAACAAGATCGAACTCAGATTCGATTTTGTTGTACTGTCTGCTTTCCCAAGTACTGAACATACCTGCCTTGATATCGGCCTTGAGAAGCTCTACGTCACCATTGTAAAGCTCTTGAAGAAGGCCCATATCCCGTATCGCCGAAACGAACAAGATCGGAACCATTACCACTTGGCCATGAAGCCTCATATGATCCAATTCGTCTTCAGTAAGGGTATCAAGATAGGGGGTCAAAGCACGGTAAATTTCTCGCTTGGGATGCTCGCTATCCCCACGGTAAAGAAAAGTCGAGCATGGAACATGAATCATTGGAATCTCCATTGTTTGGGCCGGTTGCTTCGTTCGACTTATATAATGTAACACAGTACATACCGAATGTCAATAGTTTTTTGACTGTTTTTATTCGATTTCCTTTCCGGTTTCCGGGTCCACTTCATAAAAGTCTTTAATCCACTCCATGGCGGACTCAATATCCTCAAAATGACACCAATCGGTTGCATCAAGATATCCAGGTGCGCTCATGCGTGCAATGATTCCGGCATGAACCTTTATTTCCTGATCTTCGTCAGGCTTTCCGCACACAAATTGACGAAGATCTTCGAGGGTAGCTTCTGGCCCTACGCAATCGACGGGAACCACTTCCGTTCCGTCAGAAGTCTCTACTAGGTAGCAACCCTTGTCACAATATTCTGGAATCATGAATGGCATTTAAGGAAATCCCCTTGAAAATGGGCAGCAAAGTAAGTCGGTTGGAAATGAACTAGGTTCAGTCTTGATAGAACACTTCATAAGAATCATCACGATAGTCCAAACTATCGTGGTAGACCGCATAGAACTGTTTGGGCTTGTATAGCTTGACGAACTCACTCCAAGCCATAACTCCCGACTTGCGCTTCTGGCTAACATAAGTCTTTTTTGCGGACTCTTTGAATTCTTTGAGTTTTGGCCAGAACTCAATTTGTCTTCCGAATGGAAGGGTATTCCAATTGCTTGGAATACCGTCGATCTTAATTCTTGTCTTGCTCTTCATCGGATTTCCCCTTAGTTGTGATCGTCTTGATCTTTGGTCAAGGACTCAATTTTCGGATAATAATTTCCGTTTGATGAATAGTAATCAACCCAGAACTGAGTGACTTCATTAGGATTGTCGGTATGCTGTTCGGCAATCCATTCTTCGCCGTACTCCGTGAGGCCGTTCATTAGAAACGAACCGATCTTTCGACCGCTTGGAAGCGTTTCCGCCTCAAGGCAATACTCGTGGTTGCCACAATGGCAAGGCGAGTCAGATTCCCCACAATCAATCATGAACTTCGGGAAATCTTCGGAATCGTAAGTCGATTGGTCGTACTGATTTTCAGGTACCATACGGGGTTCTTTTTTGCAGATATCGGCGATGATCGCTTCACCACACTTGTTGCAATAGAGATCGGCTTGATAGATATAGGGCATGAAAATCTCAGGGTTATTGTTTGGTTGCCGCATCGCTGCCACAGGATATAATGTATCACGGTACTTACCGATAGTCAATAACTTATTGAAAAGATTTTGGCAACAAGATCGGGTTTCGGTATGATTAGTATGTACTAAACATCTATTTTTGAGGAATACAAGCAATGTCCGCGCCGAAAAAAATCGGTCTGACCAATACCGCGAAAAACATTCTAAGGTCACTTCCAGAGAAGGAAGTTGACTTTGTTCTTTGCTACGCTTGCAACCCCGGCCCTTCCGGCGCAATCAAGGCAGCTGCCGAGATATCGCCAGAGGGCTTGACTAAGAGCGAATTGCGTCAAGTGGCGGCGGAAATGCTATCCAACCCGGAAGTCAAGAAGGCGATAGATAAGCTTGCCAAGTGTTTCACGACCAATCCAGGAGAAGTGCTATCGGCAATTTCCGATCAAGCTTTCCCTGATCTTGAAGCGGTTCAAGCTTGCTATATTGACCACGGAAACGGCCTGAGAACTTGGGACTGGAAGAAGGCTTTCGAGAATGGTGCAGCTGCATTCGTGAGAAAAGTGACACCCACAAAAAATGGTGATGCAGTAGAATTCCATGATCGCATACGCGCGCTGGAAACGCTTGGGAAATACCACGGATTATGGGATGATAAACCGAACGTACAGGTCAATAATTTTGACTTGTCTAAACTTAGTGAGGACCAATTAAGGGCAATGGCAGCTGGAAAGCCTGTAAGCGACTCTTCAGCTGCCACTGAACAACAAACGATTGATGTTAGCTACCGTACTTTGTGGGAACCTGAAATCAATCATGATCCATCAGAATCTTCTTCAGATTCAGAATGATAGGCTTCAAAATTGAGGCGGGAACCGCGCCTGAATCTCTCATTCCCTCAATGAAATCTTTAGCTTCGGACTCTGAGTTAAAGTGATATGCCTTCTTTGTTTCCCCACTCTTGACCCAAAAAACTAGGGTATTGTCAAGCTTGCGAAACATCACGCAAAAGTGTGGCGTTTCGGGAATTTCATAATCGTTGATTACTGGACTTCTTTTGAACGATTGCCCCATAAATCGATAGTCCGGCAAGTCCGTTTGCTCAAGAATCACAACCGGCAAGCCAGAATCGGAAATCTTCTCAATCACGGTATCCTCCATTCCAAAACTATGTTTTTCCTAATTTGATTATAGCAAGTAAATCTCCATGAAGTTGTTGAATACTTCTCAAAAAATCTTTGGGGGGGGTGTTACCCATATCTAGCTTAACACTGGCGAAACCGCCACGGTTTGCAATTTGCCTATCTTGAAAAAATCGAAAAAGCGAAAAAAGTGTACTTTTGAACAGTAAAAAGTGTATGTCTGTTCACCAGAGGACCGGACGTCCGGAGGACCGTCTAGGACCGGACGTCCGGAGGACCGTCTAGGACCGGACGTCCGGAGGACCGTCTAGGAC